AACACGTCCGCAGCGGCTTGAGTGCGGAAAGTACGGAAAGCCCATTCGCCGTTTTTGTTGTTGAATTCTACGTTAAACATAAATCTAATCCTAAAAAGTGTTGTTGTTTGTTATTAGTATTGTCGGCTAGGCCAGTGACACGTTAGGTCACTTTGCCATAAATTTATCTACCTGACGGGCTGGGAATCGCTTGGCTAGTCGATTGTAGATTGTAACTCCACGGACTCCAGCCAATCGCCATTCTGCAACCTCTGCCCGCACTGATTCCAGTTCTTGCTGGCGTGCTGTTGCAAGCAATTCCAAGAACTCGGTGCGGCGAGCCATGACATCATTGTAATCACCGAATCCCTCTACTGGGGGGAGAACGGCTAGCTCTCCAACGTCAGTATTACCCTTGCGATTGTTGCACACCCCGCAAAGGGTTTGCAGGTTTGCTGGATCGGTGGAACCACCCTTTGACTCTGGCACGATATGGTCGCATTGTAGGGCGTCTGGATCGCTGATTCCACACGCTCTGCATCGCTGATTATCAGCGGCGATAACTTGGCGGCGAATACTAGGGGAGATAACTTTTTTGCGGCGTGCCATGTTAAATGTCTCAATTTCGAGTTGTGAAAAACAAGTGTCTCTACCCTTACAAAATTCCCCATCAGAGGGGGTTAGTGCCAAGTCGTTGGTATATAAGGACTTACGTCAATTCTGTCTCAGTTTGAGATTGCTTATTGAGAATAGAAAGTTTTTGTTTTTCCGGCATGATCGACGTAAGTTGTTGTCACGTATAGACTTACGACGATAAAAGTTTTTTTGATTAAAATTGTTATTGAGAATGACAACACCCCCCTAATGGAAATGGTCGATTAAGGCGGGAATATCCGCCATAGATTGTTAGGGGTGTGCCGCCACCGATAGGGGGGTGTTATTTGTTCAGTAGAAACGTGTACACCACCCCGCCGGGGGGCGGGGGTGGTTCAAACACAACTCAAACAAACAAAAATATAATGTCGTTTCTAAACATTTCCGATTGACACTAGCTATCGCCATTTGCCTCTTTTTGACGCAATTTAATATTATCAAGAACCTGTTGCTTCTGTTCGTCGCTATAATCCCGCCAGTCTGTTATTTCTTGTCTCGTTCTGAGACAACCAACACAAACACCGTCAATATTTACAGAACAATGCCTAGTGCATGGACTTTGTATCATTTGCACCACCATTGATTATCAGCATACCACTTGATTGTTTCAGCCAGCCCCTCGTCAAGCCCCACCTTTGGAACCCATCCAATTGCATTCTTGATTTTGTCACAAGAAAGCGCATATCTTCTGTCGTGTCCCGGCCTGATGTTGAAATCATCAATATATTCAATCAAACTATCAGGTCGCCCCAAAACACGAAGTATCTTCTTTGCTAATTCTTCATTTGTTGTTTCTTGATTTCCAGCAACGTGAAAAATCTCACCTTTATCCACCTTGTTTCCAAGTTTTCCTTCTTTTAGCAACTCAATCAAAGCATCGCAGTGATCGCTAACATGCAACCACTGTCTTACGTGCTGCCCATCTCCATAAACAGGTATTGGCTGATTGTTACATGCCTTACTTACAAAAACCGGCATTGCTTTCTGTGGATGCTGCCACGACCCATAGTTATTTTCAGTTCTTGTTACACATGTCCACATATTGAATGTGTGAGCATAACTAATAACCAGCGCATCGGCCCCAGCTTTGCTTGCCGCATATGGATTTCTAGGACACAAAGGAGATTCCTCATGATGAGCGCCCTCAAGTATTTGACCATACACTTCGTCTGTACTTACTTGAAAAAACGCCCCAACACCATTCCTTCTCGCCTCTTCAAGCAAATTAGCTGTCCCCAAAACGTTAGCTGTAATAAACGGCTCAGGATCTCGAATAGAGTGATCCACAAACGTTCTGGCCGCAAAGTTAAAAACCACATCCACTCCCTCACAAAGCCCACTTATATCTCCATTCAAGTCCCCATGAGTCCACTTGACATTTTCCTGCAAATCTTCTACTCTTTTTTTGCTCCATTGATTTGTATCTCTTCCAAAAGCCACAATCGAAGCTTCGGGCATTTGAGTTTTGAGTCTTCTTATAAAATGACTACCAATAAAGCCTCTTGCGCCCGTAACCAATATTTTCATAGTATATTTCTCCATTTATCCGTAGATTTCCAGTATTGTTCGATAGAAGCCCCAATGTCAGACCACTCGCCCTTTATAATATTAACATTCACACCCGCCCCAGAACCATAACAATTAACCAAGTCAGAAATTTCATACTCGCCCCTTTGAGAACACTCTAAAGACTTACAAAAATTCCAAACACTAGAGTCAAACAAAAAAGCCCCCGTCATAGCCATATCAGTACTAGGAATCTTAGGCTTTTCCTCCACATTATAAAATTTACCATTACGTATTGATACAACCCCATAATCTTCTGGATTAGCCACTTTCTTTGCAAATATTTCTGCTCCACTTTGAAAACTTCTGGATCGCTCTGTTATAATGTTTCTGCAAGACTCGTCAAACAAATTATCTGCAAGTAAAACTGCTATGTTTGAGTTTTGTGTAAATTGTTCACATTCCATCATTGCCCCGACTATTCCGTTGGGGTTTCTTTGTGCTACAAATGCTGCGCCTGTACATTGGGCGGCTATGGGCGATATATAATTGGGCGAAGTCACCACAAAAACTTTATTACAAATTCTGTGGGCCAAGTCCATTACGTGCGATATTGCGGGCTTTGTTGATATGGGCAAAAGATGCTTATTGACCGATCTTGTTATTTCTCCAAGCCTGCTGCCCGTTCCGCCCGCACACACTATACAATAGTCTATCATGATTTTCCTTATATTGGGCCTATATAAGTATATAAAACAAAAGTTACAAAAGCACATATTTTGGTGTTTTTTATTGTTTTGTGTATATACTATAAACTAGCAAAGGAGATTTTTACTATGAGTGACAATAAAGAAATAGAATCAAGGCTTGTTGTAAAAGCCACCGCAGAACTACAAGAAGAAATCAAAAAGGAACTAGAAGCAGAAGACAAGTCAATAGCGTCTCTGCTTGAGGATGAGGAGGAAAAAGAAAAAGGTGAGACTTCCAAATAATATTACAGAACAAGAATTTCTGGACGCTTTCAATAAAGTTGTCAAAAAAATATCACATAAATATGTTTTTACTTCATATGACTCAGAGGACATAGAGCAAGAGGCTTTTATCATTGCGGCCAAAGCAATTGATGATTATGATGGAAAAAGGTCTCTTGAAAACTTTCTTTACGTGCATCTAAACAATAGACTCAAAAACTTCAAGCGTGATAATTACTACAGATATGAAGTTGGCATAGCTCAAAAAATACAAGAGGCCAAGAAAAATATACTTGAGCCAATTGATATACATGAGCTTTTTCATGTAGCTGTTGGGGATAATACAATAGATGACGCTTATGTGGCTGAGATAATGACTTTAATAGACGAAAAGCTTCCGGCTTTCATGAGGGCGGATTATCTTAGAATCAAAAACAAGGGCAAGATTACAAAATCTAGAAAAAACAAGGTTGTAAAAAAAATACAAGAAATAATCGACGGAGAGTTTGATGTTGAAAAAGGGTAGGTTTTCCAACGAGGAAATGCAGTTTATCGAGCAGAACTGCGAGGTTCTTTCGCCTGAAGCGATAGCAGAAACACTAGGTAGAGATACTGGGTCTGTTCGCGATTGGATTGCCAAAAAGGTCGGTTTTTCATCAAGTCAGAAAAAAGAAGCGGCTGTCGCAAACGAATTAAAAACAAAGCCTTATTATCGGGAATTGTCAAATCAGTTCTCGTCAGAAGAGCTTGACATGTTTGAATTCCATTTCAAGAAAATGTGGAGCCAGTTCAAAGACGATGTGTTTCATACCGAAGAAATGCAAATAATCGACACAATCAAGCTTGAAATACTCATGAACAGAATATTAAGATCCCAGCATGAGAATCAACAAGACATCATGGCAAATGAAAGAATCGTACAGAATGAAAAGTCGCGAGATAAAGATCAGCGCGATGTGGATCTAATTATGAATATGGAGCGACAAATTGCTGTAACAAGGGCCGCTCAAGAAACCCTATCAAAAGACTACAAAGATCTTCAAGCTCGCAAGGCGACGATGCTCAAGGACTTAAAAGGCACAAGAGAGCAACGAATCAAAGCGATTGAAGACTCAAAGCAAACATTTGCATCTTTAGTCAAGCAGATTGCAACAAGTGAAAACTTTAGAACCAAGATAGGAATAGAAATGGAAAAGATGCGATTGGCAACCGAAAAGGAGAAAGAACGTCTTTCCGAGTATTCCAAATACGAGGATGGTATGGTTGACCAGCCATTTTTGACGCCGGAAACACTAATCAAAAACGAGGAAGGAAAATGAAAAAAGCAATAATTTTCGGAATTACAGGACAAGACGGAAGTTATCTAGCAGAGCTTTTGTTGGCAAAGGGATATGAGGTAGTTGGAATAACGAGGCGGGTTAGTGTACCAACACTAGATAGAATTAATCACATCCTGCAAAAAATTAAAATAATCGAAGGAGACATTACAGATGCGTTTAGTGTTAGTAATGTGATCAAAAAAGAAGAGCCTGACGAGATTTATAACCTTGCTGCTCAATCACACGTTGGAACGAGCTTCAAGCAGCCTAGTCTAACTTGGGATGTTACTGCTGGTGGAGTGTTGAATATCCTAGAGGCGATAAGGTATTCTGGCAGAAAAGATGATATTAAGTTTTATCAAGCTAGTTCTAGCGAAATGTTTGGTAAGAATTACAATTTGCGAGAAGGTCTTGCGGAGATGATTAAATACCAAGACGAGAAAACACCATTCATGCCGCAGAGTCCATATGCTATTGCTAAATTAGCAGCACATCACCTTGTTCGCAATTATCGTGATAGCTATGGAATATTTGCTTGTAGTGGTATTTTGTTCAATCACGAAAGCGAAAGACGGGGAGAAAAGTTTGTTACTAGAAAAATTACAAAATGGATTGGTGAATTCAAAAAGTGGGCTATGGATTGTGGTTATGTATCTGCAAGTTTTGATGGAGATGATATTTGCTGCAATGATTCTAGGTTTCCAAAACTAAGATTAGGCAATCTTGACGCGAAACGCGACTGGGGACACGCAGAAGACTATGTAAGGGCCATGTGGGACATGATGCAGCATACCAGTCCAAACGACTATGTAGTGGCTACTGGAGAGACTCATTCGGTCAGAGAGTTTCTACAGATAGCATTTAGCCATATAGGAATTACAGATTGGGAAGAGTATGTTGTAATTGATCCAGAATTTTATCGTCCCGCAGAAGTAGACTATTTATTGGGAATACCAGCAAAAGCAAAACGTGTATTGGGCTGGGAGCCTGAAATTTCATTTAAACAATTAGCAGAAAGAATGGTCGATAGCGATGTCCAAGAGGCGAGATTACAGCGATCCGATTTACAAAGAGTTTAGACTAAAAGTATTAAAAAGAGATAATTTTACATGCCAAATGTGTAAAAAGAAGGGGAGACAAGCCAGACTTAATGTTCACCACATAATGAAGTGGTCGTCAGCATCTTCTTTAAGATATGATGTTGACAATGGAATAACGCTTTGTAGCGAGTGTCATAAGTCTGTTACTGGCAAAGAGTCTCATTACGCTTCCTATTTTACACAATTAATTAATAACAAGGGGTAGGTATGATGAATAAAGAGTTTTTAAAAGAAAATAGAGATATAAAATCTGAATTCGCTTTTCGCGGAAGTGACCATATTCCGAAACCAAAACCCCAAAAACCGGAACGGACTCCAGAGCCTTCCGAAGAAACTATTGATAAAATTGTTGAAAAAATTAGGTCTAACAAAAATGGCAGTGTTGAAATAGTTATAGAGCAAGATGTTAGAATTTTTAATAAAGTGGTTAAAGAGTTTCGCGGGGAGCATCACAAACCCAGACTTACTAAAGGTAGTATTTGGAAAATAGTATATCCTTAAAAGCCTATGAAAAAAAATATACCAAATTATAAAGTAATAAAAGACACAAGAGAACAGGACGGGTGGTTTTTCTCTCCTTATGATAAGTGTGACGGCATGGAGGTCGGAACGCTTACAACTGGAGATTATACCCTTCAAGATTTTGAAGACGTTGTATGCGTAGAAAGAAAAGGCTGCACCTCCGAAATCGCGATGAATCTTGGCAGAAAAAAGAAACCTTTTCAGGCCGAGATGGAGCGTATGAAGGACTACCCGTTCTCTTTTATAATTTGCGAGTTTTCGATGGACGATCTTTTGAAATATCCAGAAAATTCAAAAGTTCCAATGTCGATGAGGCCAAAGGTTAAGATTACAGGAAAGTACTTATTAAAGTGCGTTATAGAATTTCAATTGTGGTATGATACAAAAATATTATTTTGCGGAAATAAAAAGAACGCCTTTATGGTTTGCAATAGTCTATTTAAAAGACTGAACGAATTATTTCATAAGGAAAAAGATGTCAAGCACTAGAGATAGTATTGGTGAAATACATAATTATGGAATTGATGTTAAAAATAGGGAAATTTATATAAACGAATTTGATGACTCTGGAGAATCTGCCGGTGTTGATCACAGGATGCTTCAGAACTTTATCAAAAATATAAACGTTCTAAAAAACATCAATAAAGATCCAATTACTATCCATATGCAAACAGTAGGCGGGTGTTGGTACTCTGGAATGGGTATATATGATGCTATCAAAAATTGCAAATGTAAAACAACTTTTATTGCCTACGGTCAGCTATGCTCTATGGGAACTATTCTCATACAAGCCGCAACAAAAAGACTGATAACTCCTAGTTCTGCTTTTATGGTGCATTGGGGCAGTAGCGAGATAAGCGGCCATTACCTAAGTTCTCAGAATCTTGCAGCCTTTGAAAAAGATGCGGCTAGACAAATGGTAGACATATATACGGAAAAATGCCAAAAGACAGGGGCGTTTTTTAAAGATGCTAATTATACCCAGTCAAAAACTAAGACTTACATTAAAAGAAAATTAAACAATGGAGATTGGTATATGACTGCTGAACAAGCGGTATACTATGGATTCGTGGATGGTATTTATAAATGATAGATCACGCAAAGCAATTAGAAGACGCATGGCTAGGGATTGACGTTGATGAGTCAAAGCTGTTTAATCCTATGGATTTTGTAATGCAGGACTCGGATAACGAGAAGCTTTTAGAAAGAATAGCTTGGCTTATGATGCGTCCAGAGTATTTTTCCTTTGCTTGTAAGTTCATTTTAAATATAGAACTTTCTCCATTTCAGTCTTTGCTTTTATATGAAATGTGGAATCGTAAGTTTCCTATGTTGATAGGAAGTCGCGGTATGGGCAAGTCGTTTATACTTTCAGTCTATCCCCTGCTTCGCGCTTTGTTCATGCCAAGAAGAAAAATTATTGTGGTGGGTGCGGCTTTTAGGCAGTCAAAAGTTCTTTTTGAGTATATGGATACAATATGGAAAAACGCGCCAATATTGAGAGATCTTTGCCCTACGAACAGTGGCCCCAGACGAGACGTAGACAGGTGCGTTATGCACATAGGTCAAAGCACCATTACCTGCCTGCCACTTGGAGATGGTAGCAAAATTAGAGGCCAGCGAGCTAATGATATTATCGCAGACGAATTCGCTTCTATACCAAGAGACATTTTTGAAAACGTTGTTGCTGGTTTTGCTGCCGTGGCTGCTTCACCAATAGAAAAGGTCAAACAAAAAGCAAAAGAAAAGAAAGCCCTAGAGTTAGGGATACCTGTTGGCAATGATTCGCCTGAAACCGGTATGAACAAGTCAAACCAGATAATACTATCTGGAACCGCTTACTACGACTTTAACCACTTTGCAGAATATTGGAAAAGGTATAAATCTATAATATGTAGTGGTGGCAACGAGGCTATGCTTAGAGACGTTTTTGGCGGTTCGGTTCCACAAGATTTTGACTGGAGAGAATATTCTGTTATTAGGATGCCTGTTGAAAAACTTCCAGATGGTTTTATGGATAGTGGGCAGATTGCTAGAGCAAAGGCTACTATACACTCTGGAATATATAACATGGAATATGGTGCTGTGTTCACGACGGACAGTCAGGGCTTTTTCAAAAGAAGCTTGATTGAGTCTTGCACTACTTCACAATCAAAGCCTGTTTCTTTGCCCTCTGGAGACATCTGTTTTGAATCAATGTTGAAGGGAGATCCAAATAAAAAGTATATATTTGGTGTTGACCCTGCATCAGAAGTTGATAACTTTAGTATAATCGTTATGGAGGTAAACCCAGACCATAGAAAAATTGTGCATTGTTGGACGACAACAAGAAAACAGCACAAGGAAAAGCTAAAATCAAAATTGGTTGATGAAGATGATTTTTATTCATATTGCGCTAAAAAAATAAGACAGCTAATGAAATCCTTTCCATGTATTGAAATCGCTATTGATGCCCAAGGTGGCGGAATAGCTGTTGTTGAAGCCTTGCAGGATAAAGACAAAATAGGCGAGGGAGAAGTTCGGATATGGCCTACCGTGGAAGAGAAGGAAAAGGAAACAGACTATCATTCAGGATTGCACATTTTAAAGCTTTGCCAGTTTGCAAAAGCCGATTGGTTGGCAGAAGCTAATCATGGTCTTAGAAAGGATTTTGAAGATAAGCTTGTTTTGTTTCCATTTTTCGACAGTGCCAGTATCGGCCTTTCTATTGAAGACGATAAGGTTGCTGGGAGAAAGTACGACACGCTAGAGGATTGCGTTATGGAGATAGAAGAACTGAAAGATGAATTATCCATGATTGTTATGACGCAAACATCTACGGGTCGAGAAAGATGGGATACTCCAGAGGTGAAGCTTGGAGCAGGAAGAAAAACCAGACTTAGAAAGGATAGGTATTCTGCTCTTATAATGGCTAATATGTCAGCCAGAAACTATACAACACATGAAAAACATCAAGAGTTGAATGTTGGCGGCTTTGCTCAAGCTAACTCTTCAAGGTTTGAAAATTCTGGCAAAATGTTCGATGGCCCATCTTGGTTTGCTGACAAAATGCGGGATATTTATTAATCTGTGTATATTAGTATTAACAATACTATTACCAATACCATTAAAGGGAAAACATGTCAGAAGATCTATATATGACTTGGGATAGCGATTCTCAAAGAGAGCAGGTTTACAAAGCTACGTCTGATAACATAAATGCTTACGATGGCGTACAAAAATCTACGGCTCATAACTACAGCAGGAGAAATACCTATATAAATGTTGAGCCAAATAGGTCTGTTCGTCCTAGCTTTAATAGAGACGATTACAATGCGTTTCGCCCCGGCGAATCTGTTGCCAGCAGGCAGAAAAGACTAATAGGCCAGTGTATGCAGGCTTATAGTAGTGTGGGTATAATTAGAAATGTTATAGATTTGATGAGCGACTTTGCCAGTCAGGGGCTGGTGTTGGTCCATCCAAACAAATCCGTAGAAAAGTTTTACAGAAAATGGTTTAAAGAAATAAATGGCACAGACCGGTCTGAAAGGTTTTTGAACTATCTTTATAGAACTGGAAATGTGGTTGTTAGAAGAAACACCGCTAAGGTTAGTCGATCTCAAGAAAGAGCGTTGAAAAGCTCTTTTGCCGCAGATACAAAAATAGAAGATGTGAACTTTAAAAGAAGAGAGATACCTTGGGGGTACAATTTTTTAAATCCTCTCTCTATAGATATAAAAGGTCACTATGGCATGAGTATTGGGAAGCCAGAATATGTCATGAGGCTTTCTAATAATTCTTATAATTCTATAATGAATAACGCTAATAACAAGAAGGTTTTACCGGAAGATCTGTATCAAAGGCTAAAAAGCGGTGAAAGAACAATTCCGCTAGATATGAACAAGGTTGACTTTTATTTTTATAAAAAGGATGACTGGCTAGTTTGGGCAGATCCAATGATAGGGTCAATTTTAGATGATATTATAATGCTAGAAAAAATGAAGCTAGCAGACATAGCTGCTTTGGATGGAGCTATATCGAATGTAAGGCTTTGGACAATAGGTGACTTAGATCACAAGATTGTACCAACAAAGGCTGTAATCAACAAGCTTAGAGATATACTGGCTAGCAATGTTGGCGGTGGAACTATGGATATGGTTTGGGGGCCGGAACTCAAGTTCACCGAAAGTCAATCTCAGGTATATAGGTTTTTAGGATCTGAAAAATATCAGCCGGTTTTAACCAGTATATATGCAGGTTTAGGCATTCCGCCCACTCTAACCGGCGCTAGCGCTGGCGGTGGCTATACCAACAACTATGTGTCATTAAAAACCTTAGTTGAAAGACTTGAGTACGGTAGAGAGGTTCTTTCCAGCTTCTGGAAAAAAGAAATAGAGATAGTGCAAAAGGCTATGGGTTTTAGATATCCCGCAGAAATTCATTTTGATTCTATCATTCTTTCAGACGAGGCGGCTCAGAAAAACCTACTTATTCAACTTGCAGATAGAGATATCATCTCTCAGGAAACGCTTCTTGAAAGATTTAGAGAGTTGCCAAGTATAGAGAAGGTAAGAGTGAAAAGAGAAGAAAGAGAAAGAGATAGCGAGGCATATGCTCCGAAAAAGGCTAGCCCATATCACAATCCTCAACACAGCAATGATATTGCAAAGATAGCTCTTACTAAAGATTTGGTTGACACCAAAGAATACCTAGAGAAGCAGAACATTCCACACAAGCAGGAAGAAGAGGTTGATGTCAAAGTGGAAGAAAAAAATCAGCCCGCACCAAGAGAAAGCGGCGATAAAATTGTAGATCTTGGTGGTCGTCCGATGTTTTCTAAAGACACCCAGAAAAGAAAGCAAAAAAGAGTTCTTCCTAGAAGTTCTGATACCACCTTGGCTGTGCTGTGGGCTATGGAAGCCCAAAGCAAAATATCAGAGATACTTTCGCCTATAGCCTTAGCTCACTTTAACAAAAAGAACATGAGGAGTCTTAGTAAATCTGAGCTTGATCAAGTAGAGTATTTAAAACTCTGTATAATGAGTGGAATGCAGCCTTTTATGGAGATAGATGATGAGGTTGTTAAAAACCTTATTGATTCTATCAAAAATCCCTCTAAGGCTTTTGTGTCATCAATAGAGTCTAAAAAAGAAGACTTTTTAGGCATGAATAACAGATCTCCAAACTCAAACGAGATGAAGTTTATTTACTCCCAGTCGTTTGCTGAAACAGTGACTTTATAGCAAAAAAAACTTTAATTTTATTTTTTTGTGTATAATGTTTCGGAGGTTTTATCTATGCAAATTTACAAAACAGAAATACAGGATGGTCTAAAAGACCATCTTGAAAATAATAACTTAACATATTGCTCTGTCGCACAGGCTTCTAATCTTAGCGATGACGCGAAAGAAAAGATAGTTGCTAGCGATTTAGCATCCATGTTTTCTGCTGCCCAAAACAAAAACCAAATGGACCTCTTTTATCTACAGTCGATTTTGGTCAGCACTGGGTGGAATAAAAACGATGATGTTTTTGACCCCGGTGAAACTTGGGATGCTAGAAATACTCCTGAAGATAAGCCATTCAATTTCATGCATAATGAAAAAGATATTATAGGACACATAACTGGAAACGCCGCCGTTGATTTTGATGGCAAGAGATTGGATTCTGACTTGGAGTCTCCTCCAGATGCATTCAATATCATTACAAACGCAGTTATATACAAGTCTTGGAGTGATGTTGAGCAAAGAGAAAGAATTAATAAAATTATAGCAGAAATAGATGACGGTCAATGGTACGTCTCTATGGAATGTTTATTTCCAGCTTTTGACTATGCTTTGCTTGATGAAGAAGGTCAAACAAAAGTTATCGAAAGAAGTGAAGCCTCTGCCTTTTTAACTAAACATCTAAGGGCTTACGGTGGGGATGGAGTATATCAAGACTATAGAGTTGGCAGACTTTTAAGAAATTTAGCATTCTCTGGTAAAGGTCTAGTTTCAAAACCTGCTAATCCACGTAGTATTATATTAGATAGGAATGAATTTTTTGATGAGTCAAAATCACAAATTTTAACAATTTCTTCAATTAAGGAGAGTAATATGTCAGATTTAGATAAGCAAGTTGAAGACTTGCGCGCGGAGTTAGCAGAAGCGAAACTTGCTAATGATGCACTTAAAGAGAAAGTAGTTGCAGAGCAGCAAGCGGAATTTGAGTCTAAGATTCAAGCTCTTGAAGCTACTATCGCAGAGCAAGCAGAAGCTGTTAAAAAGCTGAAAGACGAAGCGATAAAAAAAGAAGAAGCGATTAAAGAAAAGGACGAAGCTATCAAAAAGGGTAGCGAAGAAATGAAAGAAAAGATGGAAGAGCTTCGTAAAATGAAAAAAGATGCAATGATGATGAAGCGCAAAGCCCAGCTTGAAAATCTCGGTCTTGAGACAGAAGAAGCAGAAGCTACTCTTGCAGACTTTAATGAAGTTGATGATGACACTTTTGATAAAGTTGTTGCATTGATGAAAAAGAAAGCCAAGCATACGCCTGAGCATAAAGAAGAAGAAGCTGTAATGAAAAAGCCTGCTAAGGCTGATATTGACGAAGAACTTGACTCCGCTGAAGCTGGAGAAGAAATTCTTGATTCTGTAGAGCCAGTTGAAGAAGTAGCAATCGCAGAGGTTGAGCCTGAAATTGATCAGGCAGAATCTCTTCGTAGTGTTGCAAGTGAGTGGATTGGCTCTGTCTTACAATCTGTTCCAAAAAAATAGTTTATTTTTAACAAGGAGATAAAATAATGGCTCTCAAAACTGATAGAAGTACTCTTCAAACTGACATCTCGTTCTTTATGAACGAAGCTGCTACTCGCGGCGGTGTCGCAGTTATTAGCACTGGTGGTTCTGGTGCGTCGATGGATAACGGTAACGCAGTTGTTACTTTCTCAGCTTCACCTTCGGGTAAAGTTCCTGTAGGTCTTTTGTTGAACGATATGGTTAATATTGACCTGACTCGTCAGCACTTGAACCAGCACAAAGACGAAGTTCAAAAGGGTGGTAAGGTCACTCTTCTCCAGAAGGGTTTCGTTGTAACCAATAGTCTGGAAGGTACAGATCCAAATGCGGGCGATCCAGCATACTTGGCGCATAGTGGCAATATTGCTACGAGCGCTCTCGCTGGTAATCCTACTAACCCGGATCGCCTTATTGTGGGTAGATTCTTGTCCGACGTGGACGAAGATGGTTATGCTAAAGTCTACATTGACCTTCCAAACACTAACGCTTAAATAATAATTAAATAAGGAGAAGATAATATGTCTACAAACCGTCCTTCGGCAGAGTTTATCGAATTGCTCAAGCGTTCTGGCAGTTCCGATAAAGCTATTGCTATAGAAGCACAGCGAGAAATCGCTAAAGCTTTAGAAACGCCACTTAGAAAAGGCGTACTTTTTGGTGATGTGGTAACTTCGATCTACGAAGCTATGCCTCTTGAGCCGGGAGCTACCCCAGAATTTCCATTGGATCTTTTGGCCCCCGGAACTGAAACTGAACACATCGCCTATACAAATCCCGGAAACGGACGCATTCCTGAGCGACACGTTGAAGGTGATTACGTAATGGTTAATACTTACGGCATTTCAAGCTCGATTGACTTCCTGCTTAAATATGCGCGTGAGGCTAACTGGAACGTTGTTGGCAGAGCGATGCAGGTTCTTGAGTCCTCATTCGTTAAGAAGATTAACGATGATGGATGGCACACTCTGTTGGCTGCCGCTGTTGATCGTAACATTTTGGTTTACGACGCAGATGCTGCTGCTGGTCAATTCACCAAGCGCCTTGTTAGCTTGTTGAAAACTGTTATGCGCCGTAATGGTGGCGGTAACAGCGTAACCGCTCCGGGTCGCTTGACTGATCTCTATTGCTCGCCTGAAGCAATTGAAGATATTCGCAACTGGGGTGTCGATCAGCTTGATGAAGTTAGCCGTAGAGAGGTTTACGTTGCTACCGATGACGGTCCAGCAATTACCAGAATCTTCGGTGTAAATCTTCATGACCTGTTTGAGTTCGGTGACAACCAAGAGTATCAAGACTACTTTGTTAGCGACCTTGGTGGTTCTCTTCAGGCTGCTGATGTTGAACTGGTTATCGGTCTGGACCAAGCTCAAAACGACAGCTTTGTAATGCCTGTTAAGAAAGAAGTTGAGATCTATGAAGATGAAGGTCTTCATCGTCATCAGCGTCAAGGTTATTACGGATGGGCTGAAATGGGCTTTGGTGTCCTTGACAACCGCAGAGTCCTTGCTGGTTCTTTCTAGAATTGATTGCAGCTTAGGCAAAAAGAAAGTCGCTCATTTTTTTGGGCGGCTTTTTTTATTATATACTTTGTTTTGTGTATATATCTCTGGAGGTGTCTATGTTTGGTTTAAGTTCTTTTTCAGAAACTTCGTTAACAGATGATGGTGTCGTTAGATCTGAGCCGTTTGGCGGTGGTCAGGTTGTAATATACTTCAATAAAGATGTTATAACGTTTCCGCTAGCTATCAACAAACAGGCCGATTTTCTTTTGAAAGTAAACAAACAAGCAGATTTTAGCTTAGATATAAACAAGATATTAGAGTTTAGCGTAAGGAGATAAAGATGGCAGTTTTTTCAGTTAATATAGCAGACGAGGATGTTGGAAGAGTTATTAGTGCTATGTGCGCTAACTATGGCTATAAAGCAGAAATCAATAATCCTGACTGGAATCCTTCTTTACCTGTAGACCCAGAAACAAATCCTGAAAGAATTACCAACCCTGAAACTCAATCTCAGTTTGCAAATAGAATGACAAGAGATTATCTAATGTCAAACACTGTTGCTTATGAGCTTAAAGTGGAAAGAGAAAATGTTCCTACTCCAACACCTCCAAACATTACAGACCCTAACTAAAATCGTTAACATTTTTATATTGGAGGTATGTCTAAATGGCATTAAAAGTAGCTGATAGAGTTAGGGAGAATACATCCAGTACAGGCGTTGGTGGCCTTTCCTTAACTGGCGCTCCAGCAGGTTTTCAAACATTTGATTCGGTTTTGTCAAGTGGAGACACAACGTTTTACGCCTTGGAAGAAAATGATAAATTTGAAATTGGAATTGGTACTTACGGTTCTAATAATTTAGAAAGAACTACTGTTCTTACAAGCTCTTCTGCTGGTTCAAAGATATCTTTAGGCGGTAGCGGATCGGTATTCATAACATATCCTGCTGAAAAAGCTGCTTTTATAACAGACGTAACTTCCGTTTCTGGAATTGCTGCATATGCTTCTGGTCTGGCTCAGTCTGGCGGTGGTGATGTTACTACTGCGCAACTTCAATACGTTTCTGGAATAGCCGTATATAGTTCTGGAAAAACTCCAAGTATTGATGTAAATACTTCTAACATAGCTACTAACACCTCTAACATAGCGTCAAGTTCTTCAAACATTGTTGCCACATCAGGTATAGCAAATTACGCTTCCGGTATTGCTGGTCAAAATGAGTCTGATGTAGTTGCAGTTTCTGGCATCGCTAATTATGCTTCTGGTGGTAGTAATTTCACTGCTGGCTCTGGTCTCAGTTTGGTGGGTGCAGAATTTAATATGTCTGGAACGGGCAGGTTGCAAGAGCTTCAGATAAAATCCAGTTCTTCTACTCCAAAAATAGTCTTTACCGGTTCTGGCGCTTTAAGCGACATCAATGTAAAAGCAAATACTGACGATAAATCTTTTAGTCCTAGCGGAACATCTATTTCTTTTGAAGGTTCTGAGGGTCAGTTATTAAATATTACAGACAACCTATCTAGTGGAAATATTTTTAATGTTTCAAATATAAGCGGCTTGCCTTTGTTTGAGATTGATGCTAGCGGTGATGTAAAGATAGCCAGAAGGGGTAGGTATGTAGGAGTTGGAAGTGGAATTCCTGAGTTCGGATTAGATGTATCTGCATCTGGAAGAATTCAAAAGGGTGTTGCATTATCTAGCTATGTTCCAGCGGTCACAACAAATACCTTGTATAATGATGGCGGCACTCTTAGCTGGAATGGTAGCGCCATTGCTGGTGCTAGCTCTATTGGCAGTTTTGTAAAACTAAATGTTGAATCAAATAATGCAAATAATGTTACAGCTACAATAAAAGGAACTGCTGGGCAGGCCGCCGATCTCCAGCAGTGGCAGGACAATACTGAATTAGTACGCGCCAAGGTTGATAATGTTGGAAACTTTCTAACAAGTGGTAATATTACCTCTGCTAGTGGTCAGATTTTCTTACCCGGCGGTGGAGGCACTACTTCTCCAACGCTTTGTTTTACGGGATCTAGTAACAAGCGTGTTGGTTTTTACGAAAAAATTAGTGATCAACAGATATCGTTTACGGCTGGTGGGCGTAATAGAATAATAATGGGAGATGATCGTCTTCAAGTTAATAATGCCGCCTACATTGGCTGGTCTAGCAGCGCTGTTGGTGAAGCGCAAGACGGCACAGATCTAGCTTTAAGAAGAGAATCTTCTGGAGTAATGTCCATAAGACGAAATGCAGCAACAAGCGGTCCTAGCCTTGGAGAGATAATTGCTAGTGGTGTAAGTGCTAGCGGTGTGGAACTACCAAATCATGTTCCAGCAAGCACGACTAATAGGCTTTATAATGAAGGTGGAACTCTTAAATTTAATGGCTCTGCCGTTGGTGGTGGTGGCGGCGGTGGCGGTACTAGCGCAGAAGCTACATATGCATCTGGACAGGTTAATGTTTCAGTAGATGGTACGGCAGAAGCTTCTAAGGCTCTAATATTAGATTCTGCAAAAAGTTTTACTGGTGTAAAAGACGGAAGATTTTCACAATTTGATTCTTTCGTTTATAGCACTGGTGTAAACGTTGGAAACTCTGGTATTTTATTGGCAAGAAATACACCGGGAGTCACCACGGATACTTTATATAATATTGGTGGGGCGCTTTACTTTAATGGTTCTCAGCTTGCTAGTGCTGGAGCTAGTTCAGAAGCTGCATACGCATCTGGTCAAGCTATTTCTAATCAAAGTAATATTACCGCCTTAAACACAGCGTCTGGGATAGCTACATCACTACTTGCTGTTTCAGGCACTGCCACTTCCTTAGTTGCTAGCTCTGGAATAGCTACTTACGCTTCTGGACAGGCTATAGAGAATGAGTCTAATATAGCAGTTGTTTCTGGTGTTGCCTACAATATATTTAATATAGTAAGCGGTAACGGTAATGATTATATAATTGACGGCATGGGGCTTGGTAACGCCGCTGATCCAGATATATATCTACACAAAGGTCATAGTTATACATTCAACAAAACTTTTAGTGGTCATCCTTTTAGAGTATCGGCTACTGAAGGTGGTTCGGTTTATCAAGATGCAGATGGTAACAATATAGAAATAGGAAGTAGTCCTGCTGAAGTTAGATTTGAAGTTCCGCAAGACGCGCCAGATAAGCTTCATTATTATTGTACTTCTCACCCATCAAATATGAAAGGTATAATATATACAACAAATAATGTAGATGAAATAATTCATGTTTCTGGTATTGCCGCTTACGCTTCTGGTCAAGCGATATCAAACCAAGGCAATATTACAGCATTGTTAACAGCTTCTGGTACGGCTACTTCTTTGATCGCTAGTTCCGGTATATCAACATACGCTAGTGGTCAAGCCATAGCAAACGAAAGCGATATTGTAGCAACTTCCGGCATAGCTAACTACGCTTCTGGACAAGCTATATCTAATCAAAGCAACATTACTGCACTGAACACAGCTTCTGGTATAGCAACATCTCTTCTGGCGGTTTCGGGTACTGCCACCTCTTTGGTTGCTACTTCTGGTATAGCTACCTATGCTTCTGGTCAAGCGATTGCTAACGAAAGCGATATCGCCGCCTTGCTAACAGCTTCTGGTACGGCCACTTCTCTGATTGCTAGTTCCGGTATAGCAACATATGCTAGTGGTCAAGCCATTGCAAACGAAGGCGATCTCGTTGCTGTTTCCGGTATAGCTGCTTACGCTTCTGGTGTTTCACTAACCGTTAAAGAGGCAGACAATAGTCCAAATGTTAGTAATGTACGAACAATAGTTGTTAGTAATGGTACGCTTACAGATAATGGCGCAGGTCAAGTTACGCTAAGTACCGGCGGTGGTGGCGGTGGCATGACAAACTTCACCCTTGCTGGAGATGGTGGATCAAATCAAACAATCGCAGATGGAAACACTCTAACCGTAGCTGGTGGCAATGGTATCACTACCGCTGGAGCCGCAACAGACACTGTTAGTATCGCCGTGGATGCAGCACAGACCACTATCACATCGCTTTTGGCTACCGACATTAAAATCGGTGAAGATAACGAAACTAAGATTGATTTCGAGACAGCCGATGAAATTCACTTTTATGCAAATAATGTAGAGCAGGTATACCTTGCCGATAATATATTTGGTCCACAGTCTGACAGCGATGTTGATTTGGGTAGTACTGGCGTTCGCTGGAAAGACGCTTTTGTTGACTCAATCACAGTAACTGGAGAAATTGATGGGGACTCGTTAGACATAGAAGGCGATGCCGATATCAATGGTACAACAAATTTAGATGCCGTCGATATTGATGGTAACGTTCAGATAGACGGCACTGTTACCGTGGGTGTTGACGACACGGGAAAAGATGTAAAATTCTTTGGAGCTACCTCTGGTTCTTACTTTGAGTGGGACGAGAGTGAAGATAGACTTAATCTTGTTGGTGCGGCTTATGTGAATGAAGCTGTGCCAGCTAACGATACTCCAACAGCAGAAGACGCCACCGTAACTTTAGATCTAAAAAAAGGAAATTATCATAATATATCTTTAGGTCAAAACGTAACTAAATTTGAATTCTTAAATGCTAAAAGGGGTCAAAGATTTTTACTGCGCATAACTCAAAACGCTTCTTCGGCAAAAACAATTTCTTGGAGTAATGTGGATTACACAAGCGGTGGCGCTGCCGCAACAGTTAGGTGGGCTGGAAATATAACTCCAACAATGTCTACGTCCACTTCTCATACGGATGTGTATGGTTTTCTTTGTACGAATAATGCAGGTAGTGCATTTGATGGATTTATTGTTGGTCAAGACCTTCATGACTAGGATATAAAATGAGCAGTAGAAATCAATTAGTAGTTATAGCCGAGGCAGAGGTTTATGGTGTCGTTTCTGGGTCCGGTCCTAGTTATAACGTTCAGTATTCCGATAGTATAACTAGCGTTCAGGTTGGAGATAGGGTTGTTGTTAAAAAAAGGGCTGCTGGCGCAGGAACCGGTAGTACTATTTTATCTACTTACCATTACAGAGTTACCGCTATAGTTGGGTCTGGAGTTTTAACTTTAACGTATCAATCTGACACTGCGGGATCGGGAGACGATTCCCCTGCCGATCTTTACTCTGGCGGCGGTAGTTCTGGAAGTCCTGAAATAGCACCACACGAATTTAGAAGGGACTTAGGAGCGGCTTTTGCATTTTTTGTGGAGTAAGGAATGAAAGAAATAGATGAATGTCAATGTCTAGCTGCTGGATATTGTGAATTCTTTAGACAGGAAATGACATACGATCCACCAAATTGGCAATGGTGTCAGACCGCAAGCAAAGAAGAAAGAAATAAATACAAGATAGATTGTATTAAAAAACACGATAGGAAAAAGTTAGTGCTTGACGGTAAGTATATCACTAACCAACAACTAATAAAAGATTGTGTAGATTATCTAATTCCAAAGATAGCAGCATTAAACATAAAAGGCATTGCGGCGGTTCCCAGATCTGGATTTCTACCCGCCAGCTTTTGTTCTGTCATGCTTAATCTTCCTTTGTATTTTATACAAAAGGATGGCTCTGCTGAACCTATGTCTGGCGTATGTGAGTTTGGCGGCAAAAGAATGGAAAAACACAAAGAATCAGACGGAAAAATATTAGTTTTAGATGACACTGTATATAGTGGAAACTCACTGCTTCCTATAAAAAATCATGTTGGTAGAGAAGGTTTTTTGTTTGGCTCGCTATATGTTCATCCGTCTTCTGTTGTTTTGGTTGATGTCTATGGCAAAGAGTTGCCCCCGCCGCATTTGCTAGAGTGGAACTTCTTTAATAGTCCCTATATCAGTCAGTGCTTGCTTGATTTTGATGGAATATTATGTCCTAATGTTCCCTATCAAGTTGCAAAGGATGAAAACAAATATATTGATTATATAAAAAATGTAGAGCCATATCATCATAGACTACCTAAGATACATTCTTGTAGAGGTATAGTAACCGCTAGGCTAGAAAAATACAGAGATATAACAGAAGAATGGTTAGAAAAACACAATGTAAAATATAATTTTTTAAGAATGTTTCCTACTGAGAGACAAGAAGAAAGAGATGCGAATCACGCAATAGAAGCTGCAAGATTTAAGTCGAACGTTTTACGTGAAGTAGATGCGCACTTTTTTATGGAGAGTGAAAAGCTTGAGGCGCAACTAATGAGAAGTCAAAGCGAAAGATTAATAATCTGCCCAGAGGAAGGCACTTTTAAATGAATTTATTAGCCCCTACAATAGAGCTTGACGATGCGCTCCCTAGTCAAAACTCAGACATTGCGATATGCACTATCCCTGCAAACACAATAGCTCAAAAACAATTAGAGATAACAAAACCAAATATAATTAAGTATGCCAGTGTGTGCGGTGCTGATTATATTGAGCTAGATGGAGATAAGTCACCGGAATGGCCGATGTCTAACAAGTATAGACTCAAACAAGTTGCTGAAAAGTATGAGCATACTTTATATTTAGATTGTGATATTGTTGTCAAAGAAAATGCGCCAAACGTATTTAATATTTTTAATAAGAATAAAATTTCTTTTGTTGATGAGTGGAGTATACTAAAAAGTAATTATCCTAACACCCTGTTTAAAGGTATGCAAAATGAAAGAAGAATGATTTTAGATCATTATCCCCATCTTTCTGATAACAACAAGGACGTTCAGCCGAATGGCGGCATGTTGTTTTTTCCCAAGTCTATGGCTCATAAGTATTCACAGCCAAACGGCCCATATCTGACAAAGTGGTGCTTTGATCAGGACTATCTTTTACTTAATCTAGAAGATGATGATTTTGATTTGGTTGACTGGAAATTTAATTTAGAGTTTATAGATTTTGATTTTTGGTCTAAGATCGAAGATGCTTATTTTGTGCATCTAAACGGCTCTAGACCTATAAGTTATAGGATTGAAGTTTTAAAAAGAATTGTAAACGGCGTATATGACTATCTGCCACAACCCGAAGCAAAGCCAGAAGATCGTCCGGTGGAGGCGTTTAGACCAACGTGGAGGGAAACATGCTTGTAAATCATCCCAAAAATATAGTCGTATGGCAGCCTTTTAAAAATTACAGCACGTCTCTTCTTAATTACTTATGTTGCTATAGAGTGTTTAAGGATGAAAAATTTATATTTGCTCAGGGGCCGGTTCCCTATTTTGTAGCTGATGTTAGTCAGCCAGAACACGAACCTTCCCTCGGTCACACTAATTGGCTTTCAAAAAGAACCGCTAGCTATACCAAGGTGTTGCCAATCAGAAATCCGTACAACAGAGCGCTTAGTCAATGGAAACACGCCATAAAAACAAATCCTAGTCTTTCTTTTGATAATTGGTTACTGATTCATTCTAAGCAGTTAATAAAATTTCCAGTAACAAAAATCTACGAATATGATGTCTTGCTAAAAGTGGAAGACATAGAGAATGGGTTGCGTGAACTAAATCTTTTTAAAGAAGGACATCCCTTCCCGCATAGTAATAAATCTGATGATATTAATTTTACACTAACACAATATCAGAAAGACATGATATATTATTTGCATTACAGCGATTTTCTAGAAGGTGGATATGAAAAATGAGACTACTAGATAAATCTTTCTTTGCCCCAATATTTGAAGATCTTAGAGGATTGAAGGTTGGTATTGTTGATGGCTTTGGAAATCTTGGTGATGACCTTTTGTATCTAGCGACTAGAAGATTTTGTAAAGAGTTTGATGTTGATTATTTTACGGTAAATGCCTTGGCGGAAGATGTAATACCAAAATGTGACAAGCTTCTGCTTTTTGCTGGTGGAAATGTGGGATATCCTAAGTGTGCAGCGATCAGGAAAAAGGCTTTTGAATCTGGGATACCCTGCTGGATGCTTCCTCAGTCTGTATTTAAATATGAAGACTTGCCTTTTGAAAGATTGTATTTTAGGGATTCTGTAAGTAGAGACATAATTGGCAAAGGTGAAGTAGTTCCAGATTTGGCGCTGGGATTTGATTTTCCAGAAATAGATTGTGAAAAAAGTGGCGATGAGACTTTTTTGAGAAAAACTGGTGAGACTGTTTTTCATCACGTCCCACCTCCACAAAGAAAAGATCCTGCATTTTTCTGTCATACCCCGCAGCAGTATTGGGAGTACGCCGCAACCCTTAGCGGAGTCAATACAGATAGGCTGCATTTTGCTATATGCGCCTTAGCTATGGGTGCAAAAACAACCCTACTTCCTGTGTACTATCATAAAAACAAAAGTATTTTTAATGAATATCTTAGTGATTTAGGGTGTTTATGGTCTGAAAGCATTTAGTATGTGTATAATACATAGTAACTCAAATATTAGGAGAAAATAATGAGCCATAATAATTTTGATCATAGGCATTGGGTTATAATCTCAGCCAGTGATGTTGGCAATATAGATTTTAGTCAAGTTTTGGAAGACTCTGCGCAGACTATGCGCTATAGTGTTGACGAAACCTTGACGTTTGTAAAGTATGAGGGCGATATGCCTTCTAGTGTAACCGCCTGTTCTAGCAAGAGTCAAGAGTACTCTCATAGTGAGATTCTTGCGATTCTTAATGCTGATGATGGAGTTTGGTGGACACCACCATCGGAGGACACTCCATAATATAACGCTACCGCGAGGAGGTACGCATAATTATTTATTATTTTGGTAGAGAATAAGTCTTTACTGTGTATAAATATATGGAGGTACATTATGGCATTTGTAGAACAAGCTCACGTTAATGATATAGGTTTAGTGTTTAGGGTCACGGTATATGACACAACTTCTACCGGAGGTACTACCGTAGCCGATATCAGTGGTGCATCAGTCAAAAAATTTATATTTAGAAAACCAGATGGGACAACTTTTGAAAGAGTTGCTGTTTTTACTAATACTGGTTCTGATGGTCAAATACAGTACGCGACCGTGGATGGAGATTTAAGTGGTCCCGGAACTTGGCATCTTCAGGCATTGGTTACAACTTCGGACGGCACATTTAATAGCAGCGTAGGTTATTTCAAAGTAAACGAAAATTTATAGGTGATTTATGTCTTGGAAGGTAGATTTAGTTGTGATGCTCAGGTCTCTAATTGGAGACTTGGATAGCGCGACTTTTACAGACGAAAGGCTAAAACAAATATTAGTAGTTGGTGCTTTTAATGTAATTAACGATGCCGATTTTAGCAATGATTATACTGTAAGCGTTTCTTCTGTTTCGATATCCCCAGATCCAATATCTGAGCAGGATACAGATTTTTCTATACTGACCACCTACAAGGCGGCTTGTATTTTGGTGGGTAGTCAGGTAAAAACAGAGGCATCTAACGCAATAGCTATAAAAGATGGTCCGTCTTCAATCGACCTGCGTGGAGTTACTCAAAACTTAAATACCCTATATAAAGATTTGTGTCAAAAATATACCGATCTTCTAGATACTTACAGATATAATAAAGGTAGTGGAGATGGTACTCCCGCTGGCGCTGCTATTCTTAGTCCTTACAGTCCGGCAAGCTGGGGTGTGGGTAACACAAGATATGATCAAAATAGATATTTTCAATAAAATAATGGAGATAAAAAATGGCCGTTTCACAAAAAATAATTGATAGCAACGATCAGCCTCAAGGTGGTGAGGGTATCGTTAGTATAGCTGGGGCCAAAGGTTTGTCTGCGGCAGATAAACTGAGCGCAAACAATACAGTTAGCCCATTTCCACCACTTCAAGCAACACAAATAGATGACTCAAATTCCGTCACCAATGTTAAGTTTGACAACAAATTTAATGCCGATGATGTTAAGTTTGCCGCCATTGGACTTGGGTCGGCTGGGGGTGAAAATGCTACCGGTGTTGTGGTAAGCGCTATTTCTGAGCGATCAATCGAGGTCGTAGGCTATACTGTTGTCGCAGAAAAAGCTACTACTATCGAGTTCTTGTCTAATGACACCCCTATAGTTAGTGGTGTAAATTTTGCCGCAAATGGTGGTGCTTCTGTAAATAGTGACGAAGGTGTTATGGTTACTAGCAATGGAGAAGCATTAAAAATAAGTACGTCTTCTGGTGTTTTGGGTGGGCATCTTTCCTATAGGGTTGTTTAATGGCTATAAATATACCTGCTAGCGTTTTTACAACGTATAACGAGGCGGTTCTTCTTTTTACTAGAACCGCTACTTTAATCTATCCAGAAAAAAAAGAGAGATGTCCTAATTGTTTTTTAGACACTCTTGGAACTTCTAATAGATCTATTAGCATATACAGGCCGGGGGGTCCGTATCCGTTTGAGCGAGGTATGCCTTGTCCATATTGTGGGGGTAAAGGATACAAAGCCGTTGAGACCACTGAGGATATCATTTTAAGAATATATTGGGACTCTAAGTTTTGGATTAAAACTGATTTTAAAATTGATGTTCCAAATGGAGCTATACAAACAATAGCAAAAATGGATGATCTTGATAAAATCAATAAAGCAAAATACTTGATTCCAAATTATGATGGTATAGAAAAATACGACCAAGGAAGATACGAAAGGGCGGGTCTTTCATATCCACAGGGCTTCAAACAAAATGAAACAAAGTATGTGGTTACTTTTTGGAGTAGGGCCGACGAATGAGAATTATAGACAACGACTCAACAATAAAAAGAAAGATAAATGCTGCAATAGCAAAGCAGGCAGATTCTTATCTTAAAAAAGCAAAATCAAGAATTAGAAGTAGGATTGTTTCTATAACGCGATTTGCCATACTGGAATCTGATGCAATTGGCGAGTTGTCAAACGGCTCTTTGAAGGCTGATTTTGGTTTAACGCAAGACCCATCAATGGACATAGCTAATGCAGTTGCCAATTCTGTTAGGCTTGGTATTAGGCCAATAGTTGCTACTGGCGACAGAATAAGCGGTGGTGTTTCTTTGTACATACAGCCAAGAACATATTCTAATTTATTGTCTTTGAGTTCTGCTTATCAAGCTATAGAAGACGGTGGCTCTCTTCCTTGGCTGAGTTGGCTTTTGCTTGAGGGAGATCAAATTCTTGTTGCAAACTACGGTGTTAAATATAAAGCTGGAACTGGTAGAAGTGGTAGAGCTACTATGCAAAAAAACGCTACACCCTTTAGGGTTGATCCTGAGTATTCTGGTACGATTGACAATAATTTCATTACTAAAGCCCTACAAAAATTTAGCCCACAAATAACAGACGCTATAACTTCGGAGCTAAGATAATGGCCGGTGGACCTCATACAGAATTAGCAAATACAAGAAATGCTCAAGATGCAACGTTGTCAAATATCTTATTAGACAATTTTATATATTTTTATGATTGGGGTTTCTTAAAGGCTGGATCTTTTTATAATATTAATATACCACAATCTGGTCTTTACGGTGGAGACAGGCATAAGCTTAGAAGTGCTAATGATCCAAATTATACAGATGGTCAAGTCTGGGAAGGCTACCGCAAGAATTGGGTTTGGGAATCTGGCGTTTCCGTTGGCAGTCAAGAGCCTATACAAATATCTGGGGTTTTTGTTGACAATACTTTCTATGCTACGGGCAATGTAACAAAACCATTTTACATAGACTATAAAAATGGAAAAGTTATTTTTGATACGGCTATCTCAACCACTAGTACTGTACAGCTAGAGTATAGCCATAAGTGGCTTGAGGTTGTTCCTTCTGAGGGAATTTCTTGGTTTAGACAAATACAGCAAAGGTCTTTTAGAAACGAGGAAGATTTTCAAGTTTCTAGTTCTGGCGGCTGGGCGCAGTTAGGGCAGACCAGAGTGCAATTACCAGCATTGGCTGTAGAGGTGATGCCGCCCAAAAATTTAGAAGGCTATCAGTTGGGTGGCGGTCAGTGGGCCTACAATGATGTTCTTTTTTATGCAATTACAGAAAATCACTGGGAATGTAATAATATCATAGATACGGTAGCATTTCAAAATGACAGAACAATACATCTCTTTAACCCCACCGCAGTTGCTATTTCTGGCGTGTTTCCTTATAATTACAGAAATGAGCTAAATGAAAATGCTATTCCTAGTGGCATGTATCCAAATATGATAGATAGTTTCTTTTATAAAAGATGCACTATTCAAGATACTAAGTCTCAAGATGTTGTTCAGCTATCTCCAGATTTATTTATTGGCTCTGCTCGCTGCACAACCCAAGTAAAACCCATATAGCTTAGTTTTTGTGTATATAGTGTTGATCTTTACCAGAGATTTTTACAGGAGATTAATATGGCTAACCAGCAAAGAATATTTTATGCTTGTCAGGCGGTTGCTATTACCGAACGTGGTGATGCTGGGCTTGATGCTAACACCATAGCTCATGGTGTTCAAAGCGTTGGTATGAGTAGTACTTTCTCTCTTGATCAGGTTTTCGAGCTTGGTCAAATTGAAATTTATGAAAATATTGAGCAAGTTTCTGATATCGAGGTAAACATACAAAAGGTTATCGACGGCTATAGATTGTTGTACGATCTTGCCAGTCAGGGTCAATGTAAGGTTGGGGTTGTTGAAGCATCAAAGCAAAGATGTGATGTGCATGTTGGTATCTTTGACGATGGTGTTTCACATGCTACTGGTGTTCCAAGAAACGTTTGCTACAACTCTGGAATGTTTATTAGTTCTGTTTCTTACAACTACAGTGTTGATGGAAACGCTACGGAAGACATTTCTCTTGTTGGAAACGATAGATTTTGGAATGGTTTCAATGACACTAATGTTATAAACACAACGCCTGCTGACATTTGGACAGCCGACGTTACCAGTGAGTTTGACGGTACTGATACTCCAAAGTCTGGTGTTGTAACAAGGGTCGATGTTGATCTTGCAGCTAGCGCTATCCCAGAAGAAGCTGCTAGTCAGCAAGATGCCACAAACGCTGTTGGTATTGGTAGTGGTCTTCACATCCAAAGTGTTAGTGTTTCTACTGACTTTGGTCAAGAGCAAATTCAAGAACTTGGTCGATTTGGTCCTTATACCAGATACGCAACTTTCCCAATCGAAGTTACTTGTGACTTTGAGGTTATTGCAACTTCTGGTGACTTGATCAATGTTTCTGGAAATGCTGGAAACCTACAAGATCGTCAGATTATAATCAAGGATACTGCGGGTACTGTTATTGACCTTGGTACGAAGAACAAGCTAACAAATGTTAGTTATACTGGTGGTGACACGGGTGGTGGAAACGCTACTATCACGTATTCCTACAGTAACTTTAACGTTCTTAAAGTTGATGGTGGTGCTAACTGATAACTTGCGATAGCCCTTGATCTCGGACAGTTCATTGGGCGAGTAAGAAAATGGATTAAAGGGATGGATAAAACTTATTACGAGAATATATTATACAGAATAATACAGGGTCGCTTGCGATTACCGTCGAGCGATCCTGTTCTGTATATCCATGAGCCAACAGCAGATATCATTGAACAATCTTATGATGTATATAAGGAGTTTTATGATGATGCTTATTTTAGTGGCGTCTACATAAAAGAAGAGTTAAAAGAAATACTTTTCTATAATGAGATTTGGTCCCCTGATGACGACACTCAAGCTGAGTCAACTAGCGATCAAATAGAAGAACTAAAAGTAGAAGCCTATAAAAATTATTATAATGTTCCTAAGCTAAGGGGCATAAAAGCAAATATAAAATATCTTGAAAAACAATACTCAAAGTATAAATCAAAATTTCATACTTTAGATCATATATCATGCGAGGGTGTTGCGAACTTTGCTCGTTCTATATGGGTAATTTCTAAAACGATTTGTGATGAGCATGGAAATTTATCAAATAGGATTCCCTTGACAAAGGCTTTAGAGATCTATAATTCAAAAGCTATATCTGCCGCTGAGTATAGATACGTTGCTAGAAATGATCCTTTTAGAACAATGTGGAATGTCGGCAAAAAACAATCTAATGTTTTTGGAGTCGCTGCTTGTCAATTAACAAGAGATCAGCTTCAGCTTTGTCAATATAGTTCTATGTATGACAACGTTCAAGAGAGTCACGAAAGCCCCTGCGAAGAAGTTATAAATGATGACGAATGTTTAGATGGTTGGTTTATAGTTCAAAAAAGAGAGCATGAAAAAAGCAGGAATAAAAGAGAGATAGATAAGATGTTAAACAACTCAAAAATAGCTAATTCTCAAGAAGTTTATTTGATGGCTAAAGATCAACAAACAGCCAAGAAAATAGATTCAATGAATAATCCCGTTGCAAAAAGTGTAATAAATTCTAGAAATCAACAAATAGATGAAGCTGGAAGTTTAAAGTTTACTGATCTTCACGACGTTCGACAGGATATTGCAATACAGCAAAGGCAAGCCGCCGTAAACAAAATAAAAGGAAGATAAAATGGAAGAGTATAAAAACTTTTTAAAAACGTCTTTAGATTTAAAGAAAGCAAGAGAAGAAAGAGGCAGACAAGCTTCTCATGACGCTTTACTAAAGACCGCAAAGAAAAAAGTGCAAACAACCATGATTGGTTCTTTGTCTGACGTGGAACAATTTTTTGGATTCTTGTGGGGGTTTGGATTACATGAATCAGAATTAACAGAAGAACAAAAACATTTAAAGTTGATATATGAAGATATTAGGGCTAAAATACTAGATAGAGGAAATACACAGATCAGAGACTTGGAGTTAGAATTTCTTAATTACGAAATAGACAGGAAAAAATACTATATAGAACTTCCTGTCCACAAACCAGAAGGAGAAGAAAATGACGGATAAAGAAACTTTCGAGGGTGAGGATTTAGATGGCAACACCGTAAAGTTTACCATCAAGATGCCCGGAGCAGAAGAGATTAATCAATCTCAGGTAGAGTACAACAAGGCTTTTAAAGACGCTCTGGATCAAGGGGCGCTTCTTAGGCAAAAGCTTTCTGCATATATGAGAGATCAGGATTTGTGGAGTGACTCCAAGCAGGCTTCTTATGAAAAAATTCTGGAAGAAATATCTGGAATGGAAGAGGCTCTACAAAAGGGCGGCATTAGGCTGTCTGAGGCTAAAAAAATAGCTATGTCCCTCAAGCAAAAAAGAGAAGAATTTAGAGATCTCATTGCTGAGAAAAATTCTCTTGATGCAGCTTCGGCTGAAGGTCAGGCTGATAATGCTAGATTCTCTGAACTGGTTAGACTTTGTACAATTAATCCAGAAACTAATCAAAGATGGTTTCAGGAAAAAAGCGATTATCTGGCCGCAGCTTCCCAGCCTTGGGTTGTTCATGCCGCAGAAAAGCTTGGAAATGCAATGTATGGTCTAGATCCTAACTATGAAAATAATCTTGAAGAAAATAAATTCTTGAAAGAGTTTAAATTTGTTGATAAAGATCTAAGATTTATTAATGAAGATGGTCATTTGACAGACTCAGAAGGAAGACTTCTCAGTGAAGATGGTAGATTTATAGCCTATGAAAATGATGAGGATTACAAGAAGGGTGAAAATCCTTACTTTGTAAATATTAATGGTGAAAAGGTCGTCGAAAAGGGTGATGAATGGGTCAAGGCCGATATTGCTGAAAGAAAGCCATTCCTAGACGATAAGGATAATCCTATAGCTGCCGAAGAAAAAGCCGCTCAGGATAAGCCTGTGAAAAAACGTAGGACAAGAACCACTAAAAAGGATGCGAACAAAGCATAAATGTGTATAAAATTCTAGGTATATGATTAGGGGGGTAGCTCCCCCCGATCTTTCACACTGGAGAAAAGATGGCACAGCAATTCAACCTAACAGCGCAGTTAAACCTACAAGCGCCCAGAAATGCGAATAAAGTAATTTCGGATATACGTAAGCAGCTAAAACCTATTGGCGTAAATTTAAAAATAAATAACGCTAAGAATTTAGCTCAAGCTAATAAAAGTTTACAGTCTTTCAATAAGAATGCGCAGGCTTCTTCTAGATCTGTTACTCAGTTAAACAGAACTCTTGCTGAGTCGGCAAGAAGATTTAGTGTGATTACTGTTGCCACCGGTACGCTTCTTAGTCTAGCAAATGCCTTTAAAAATTCTGTCAGGCAGGCTATTGCTTTTGAAGCAGAATTGATAAAAATATCTCAGGTTAGCGGAAAAAGTGTAAAGCAGCTAAAGTCTGTTAGTGATGAGGTTAGAAGGCTTGGTACTACCTTGGGTACTAGTTCATCTGACTTGCTTCAAGCTTCTAGAACTTTAACACAGGCCGGTATTTCTGCCGAGAAAGCTAGTAAAGCGCTTAACGTTTTGGCGCAAACTACACTTGCTGCAACGTTTGATAATATTCAAGACACGACCGAGGGCGCTATTGCTCTTTTGAGTCAGTTCAGAAGAGAGGCCAGAAACTCTGGTGGGGATATAGCATTCCTTGAAAAAAGTCTTTCTGCAATTAACAGCGTTTCTAAAAAGTTTGCTGTAGAATCTGGAGACTTGATCACTACAATTCGTAGAGTTGGTGGTGTCTTTTCGTCGGCTGGCGGTAGTGTAAACGAGCTTATAGCGCTTTTCACAAGTGTTCGTGCTACGACCCGTGAAAGCGCTGAAACGATTGCTACTGGTCTTCGTACAATTTTCACGCGAATTCAGCGTGTTGAAACGATTGAACAGTTGAAACAATTAAATATTCAGCTTCAAGATAGTCAGGGTAGATTTGTTGGTGCTTTTGAGGCTGTTAAAAGACTTTCACAAGGGTTGTCTGCATTAGATCCTAGAGACTTTAGATTTGCTCAGGTTGTGGAAGAGCTTGGTGGATTTAGGCAGGTTGGCAAGGTTATTCCTTTGATTCAGCAGTTTGCCGTTGCTCAAAACGCTTTGAATGTCGCTCAAGGTGCTAGTGGCTCTTTGGCTAAGGATGCTCAAATAGCACAACAGGGTCTCGGTGTTCAAATACAAAAGGTTCGTGAAAGCTTTGATGCCCTCGTTGCAAAATTCAAAGACAGCAGTTCTTTTCAATCTTTGGTTGGTTTTTCTTTAAAGCTTGCAGATGCTTTTCTTAAAATTACTCAGTCTTTAGAACCTTTGCTTCCTTTGTTGGGTGTTTTAGTAGCTACAAAAATCGGAAGGGGTTTAGCTCCTGCGCTTGGCGGATTGGCTGGCATAGGAAGAAGTGCAAGAGGCGGTGGCGGTGGTGCAGTTTCTAGATTTGCTAGGGGCGGAATAGTTCCCGGTGTTGGAAATCGCGACACCGTTCCGGCAATGCTTACCCCCGGCGAGTTTGTTATAAAGAAAAGTAGCGTAAAAAGTTTGGGTGCTAATACTCTTGCGGCAATGAATCAAAATAGGTTTCAAAGAGGCAGCACTCGCGCTGTTTCAAAAAAGGATGTTAAAACACAGTCTGCTAGAGAATTTAAAAAATTGACACCCACTCTAGACACAGAGTTTGCTCACTTAGACAAGCTTAACACTTCTGGTTCTGCCAGAGCCTTTGCTGCTAAAGAAAAAAATAGACAGATAAGACAGCTTTATTCTAGTGTTGGTGTTGATCTGCCAATGAACTGGAATAGAGACTGGAACTTAAAAAACAAAGCAGGCACTACAGGCACTATATTAAAAAGGTATATAAAAGCAAAAGGCGGCGATATATTTAATAGCCTTTTAAGTAAAGGTAGTGCTTATAGATTGACTGGTGGTAAAGCTTCTCCAGCTTTTAAAGAGTTAAGTGCAAATAAAGGAACTATAGCTAAAAGCTTTGCTAATAATATAAAAACAAGAAAGAATTTAGACACGGATGCAGATGTTATAAGAGCAGATGTTGGCGAAGCGTTGATGACAGCTTTTGGCGGAAAAAGAAGTCTTTTAGCTAGGGCTACCAGAAGAGTTTCTGCTGTAAGATTTGAAGATGATCAAGGCAACGCTATGAATAGACAAAGAGCGTCTAGAGAGCTTTCGGCAGCCGCTGGTCCATATTCTAGAATGGAAAGGCGCGCTAAAGGTGGTGGAATTAGTGGCTCAGATACTGTTCCAGCTTTGTTGACTCCCGGCGAATTTGTATTCAATAAAAGCGCGGCGCAAAGTATAGGTTATAGTAATCTCAAGAAAATGAATCAGGGCGGGGTTCGTGGATATGCTGCTGGCGGTATAGTTACTGCTGGAAGATACACGTATGGAAATGGAACTCCCGCTGGAGGTTCTGGCGTTGAATTAAGAGCATTTAATCCGGGACTGATCAAGGGACCGGCTGACAGTCTCGCTAAACAATTAGAAAAGGTACGAAGAAATTTTGAAGTTCTTGGGTTGGAAGGTAATGATTTAGCTGCGGCTATGCAAATAGCTGAAAAAGATTTAAAGGACGGCTCAGGAAAAATGACAAGAGCCTATGAAAAAGGCGCGGCTAGTGTTCAAGGCGCTGGAATTTTGAAGGGGGCAGAGGGCTTTGAAGGTACAAGGGGTATGGCTGGCGCACGCCCAGAGATTGGCGCACCAGTTGCTTCCATCCTTGGTGGGAAAGAGGGAAATTTAGCTTCAGATTTTCAACAGAGTGTCGCTGGAAGTGCTAATGTTGACATGTCTAAAGTTGAAAAGGCTTATCAAGACGAACTAAAAAAGACTGGAAGTTCTATTGCCGCTACAGACAAGGCAAGAAAAGAAACTGAAAGACAAATAACCGAGACTAATGGAATAAGACAGCGGGAAAAGAAAGAAATACAAGAAACTATCAAGTCGAGAAAAGAAAATAACACAGTAAGGGCAAAAGTTCGCAACGCTCTTAATAAAGCTGCTAGCACACCTGCGGCTGCTGGCGGTTTTGTAAAAGGCAGACTTGCGAAAGGTCGTGAAAACTTTAGATCTGCTGGTGTGAATACGCTATCCGGCGCAGTTGGATCAGCAGGCGGCGCTGCTGAAAAACTAAAAGGGCCAGCCCAAGCCGCACAAAGCTTTATATTTTTAACTAGTGCTGCTGCCGCTGTAACAGCCCAAATGAGTGGCTTGAGTGAAGAAACAAAGCAGGCTATCAATGAAACGAGTACATTTGTTGCAACGTTAGTTGGAGTAGGTGGTACTTTTTTAGATGTATTTGCTAGCGCCACCTTGGTTGCTGCTAAATCTGCTGAAGCTAAAGCTAGCTTAAATGCTGCGGCTTCTGATGAAGCAGAAGCTCTTGCGAGTAAAAATGCGGCGGGCGCAGGTCTTGCTGGGACTTTGGGTGGGGTGGCTCTTGCTGCTACTGCTGTTATGGTTGTGTTTAAATATTTATCTGCTCAAGCGAAAGCAAGCGCTGATGCCCAAGCAAAAATTTTCAAAGAAGGTCTGGAAAGTGGTGCTAGTGCAGAAACCTTAACTACTGCAAAACTTTCGGAAGTGGCTTTTAGAGATCAGTCTGCTTCATTTTCAAGCGCTGGAACGGCTGGCGCTGCTGCTGCTGTTGGTAGTGGATTAGCTGCTGCTGGTGCTGCTGCTGCTGCGGGTGCTGCTTTAGGTAGTGTAGTTCCGGTTGTTGGTACTTTGGTTGGTGCTTTAGTCGGTGCTGGTGTTGGTTATTTGGTGTATAGTTCTGCACAAGAAGAAGCTATAGCAGAACAGCAAAGACACACACAAACTATAAAAGAATCTATTGAAGGTCTTACCCAGATTACTCAAGCTAGTAATAATTTTAAAGACGCTATGGAAGCCGCAGAGCTTGCTGCAACTCCAGAGGGTAGAGTCAACAGAAGGCTTCAAGCTCAAGGAGATTTGATTAGTGCTGGTGCTAGCAAACAAGGCAAAGAGGCTTTACACCAGTTAGCGGCTCAAGCAATGAACGCTGGAAAAGCCGTAAGTCAATTAAAGAAAGAAGACTTTGAAGACAATGCTTCGATTGCCGCTATTGTGGAAGTAAATCAATTAAGATTAAGCGCTTCTTTAGAGGCCGCTAGTCAAGCTGCCGAAGCTTCTGTGAAAACATTGCAAGATGCTGCAAGTGTTGAAATCACCGGCGAGCAAACGTTTGATGAATTAATTAATGGTAGCGGATTAGTTGCTCAGGCTTTTAATCAGGTAAAAGCCGCAACTCAGGCAGAGCTTGCTTTGTTGGTGGCGAAAAATCAGGCTGAAGCGGCATCGTTGCAGGCTCAGGCAAGAGCGGCGAAAACCGAGGATGAAAAGGCCGCATTGACCAACGCCGCTAATAGCATTTTAGAACAAAACACCAAGCTTACAAACGCTGCGAATCAAAAAGTAAGAGACTTGGCTGAAGGTATAAAAAGACAAGCAGACACTGCGAGAACATTAAGAAAAGCAGAAGATGAACAAAGAAAAGCCACTATAGCTCTTACAAAAGCCGTTGCTGAAGCCGACAAGTTTTTGAGTGCCTTGTCGCTGCAAGAACAAGCTTTGGAAAATCAAGCAAAAGCTATAGAAAACTATACTGCTGTAATTGAAAACCAAGCTCTTAAAGCAGAGGTTCGTGGTGTTGATGAAATAGATAATATTGGTAGAATTCAAGACCCTAAAAAGTTTATAGCTCAAGTTGACAGTATTACTTCAAGCTTTGGGCCTGCCGCACAAAAGGTTGGAGATCAGCTTTTAACTTCTGCTACTGTTTTGCAAAATGCAAGAAGAGATCTTTTGGGTAAAAACTTTGGTAGCGATCCTGTAAATGCAGATGTTATACTTAGAAGCTTGGGGCTAACTCCCGAACAACTTGGGCCTTTTGGTCAAGAGCTTTTCAATAATGTAGGAAAAAGTTTGAGAGAAGCCGCCCAAGGCGGAAGAATAACAGAAGAAGCTTTGCAAAGCATATTTGCTCCAGTGGAAGAACTGGCTAAAAAACAAGCAGAGTCAATAAATAGACTTGTTGGTTTAAGTCAAAAGGATATTAATAATTATCAATCATTCTTAAATGCAAGAGAAACCCTTAGACAAAAAGAGCTAGAGCAAAAACAGGCAGAAATTCAAACAATTTTTGAAGGTGCAGATTTAAGAAAACAAGCACAAGATTTAGTTTCCAGATCAAGAGATTCAGAATTTGAAGCAGAGCCTTTGGACAGAAAGGTTAAAGATAGAAGAGAAAGGGTTGTTGCTCAGGCTAATCTTCAAGGATTTCAAGACCCTACTGGCAAGCAGCTAGAAGCAGGAAATCTACAACAAATTGCAGTTAGTAGGCAGGCCGCCATAGCCACTAGACAAAGAATAGCAGAAGAAATAAATGCGGGCAGGGCAACAAAAGAATTGATTGCTCGCCAAGATAAAATGCAGAAGGTTATTGACGTAACCACAAACGAACTTGAAAGAATGGCAAACCAAGGAGAAAGGGCCACTGGTATATTTGAAGAGATGGAGGCAAACATAGCCCTTATTGAAGATGAAAGATCAAAACGCGCTGCTATGCTTGATGTTGTTGAGGATTTTGTTGTTGGTGGTAAAGACGCCAGAAAAGATTTAATGATGGCTTTTCGTGGTGTGAATTTTGCTTTTGCCACAGGAACACTTCAAAATCAAACTCCTGAACAAAGACAAAACACCGTGGGGTTGCTTGATAGGCTTGCAGATGTTGAGCTTGTTGGCGGCTTTACAGGAAAAGAAATAAAGCAAGAGCTTGTTATTCGTGATGCGATTCGCATGGGGCTTGATCCAAGAGTAGCCGAACAGTTGGCTCAAGCAACAACAAAAGAAGAGCAATTGATAGAGGCGAATGTCAAGCTTGCCGATGAAGTAACCAAGCTTACTCAAGAAATGGTTATGGCTAGAAAAGCTGCGGCAAACCAGCCGGGAGGCGACCAAGAAGCGCAAGGAAATGCTAGGGGTGGATTGGTTCAGTATAGAAAAAATGGTGGCACTATATTCAAGCCCAAAGGCACTGATACTGTTCCTGCTATGTTAACTCCGGGCGAGTTTGTTATAAGAAAGTCTGCTGTTGATAAGATTGGTGCTGATAATTTGGCGGCTTTGAATAGGGGTGGAAGTGTTGTTTATAGACATATGGGTGGAGAGACTCCTAGTGACGGTCTACCTTATCATAAGCACACCGGACTTCCTGCTAACAAAATAACTGCTATAGGGGCAAGAACTATACAGCAAGCAAGTATGTGGCATCAACGGAATACCCCACAAGAGTATTCGGAATGGCAAAACCGTAAAAAGAACTCAAGTACTCATGTAGGCGATGTGCCTGTAAGAACCATTGGTGGTAGCGGCGGTGGTCGAGGAACTATCGGTAGCGCTACTGCTGATGGAAGCTTTCGGCGCGTTCAACCCAGCGCTCCTGTCTATTTGGGAACGCGCGTAGCTCCCGGTGTTTACACTTCAGGCCATCCAGATCCAGATATTAGAGCGGGAGGATATCCGGGGCAGTTTGCTGGTGATCGTTCGGGTTTTGCTGATGATCATTCGGGTATTGCTATGTTTGTACACAACTTTTTGGCTGGCATGGCTAATACATTTGGGGCTAATTTTCCCTTAGAGGGTCCAAACAGATTTATTAAAAGAAGACTGCGCACCCCGACCGCTCCAACCCCCCGAAGAGCCGACCCAGCCATTTTGAAAGATTTCCCTATCGTTGATGTTTCTGGGCTGCTTGACATAAGTACACCCATCGGAGGGGTTTCTCCAAGCTTTATGCCTCCGATGATGAGTGATGCGGATTTTGATCGGTTAAATCCAGACGCGCCATATCCTCGAATGGTTCAGCCGAAAGAACGTAGAAGAGAGCCTATGATGACAGGCTTCCAGTCGCCTTCCGTAGAACCGAAGTTTGGATTAGCTGATTTGATTGGGGCTGGTAGAACTGCTATAGATGCTGCTAAAACTGGTTATTCTAATTTTAAAAGTAATTTTGATACTGCTAGGGGTAATCTTGGTGCTGGCATTTCGGCTGTTGGAGGCTTTTTAAAAGGCGCTGCGGCACGCGCTGCGGCACTAGTCCAAGTTCCTTATGAAGACCTTCGTCCAGATCCCGGCCCATCATACATATCATCATTACAAAACGCTTCTCTTCAAGGGCTTGGTATAGATCGACTTGAAACATGGACAAATGTCACGGGCGAACATTCAACGCAGGCTAGATATAGAGGTATAAGCGGCGCCGGTAGCGGAAATGCAATTTTAAATCTAGAAAAAGCCGATGGATCAACGGTAGGAGTTCCACAGGGCAGCCTGTCAAAAGACAGTTTGAATCTTGCTAGAAAATATTATCGTATTTTAGGATATGCCAAAGGCGGTCCTGTTTACCGTCAATTTGGTGGCGGCATAAGTGGATACATGCGAAACATGGGCGGCACAAGATACGGCAATATGGGCATACCTAGGGCTGCTTATAGCGGTGGTCGATATGCACAATTTGGTGGCTATGGGTTCTCCAACTACGATATATATGGCAACCCAATCATGACCGACATGGGTGCGTTTTCGGGTGGTCCGGGTGGAATTCCCGGTCAAGGTTTAATGAATATGGGTAGCGAGGCTATCAACAATATGCGAGGCATGGGTGTGGAGGGTATCAATCGGAGATACGATTCGACGAATCGGTTCAACAATATGGCTCAACTGCAAGCAATGGCTATGCAGCCCGGACCAATGGGAGAACGAGCTAGACAAATACTTAGGGGAATCGAAGCTCAACAACCTGTTCCAAGCGGACTAACGCTCAAAGGCAAAAAGAAAGCAATAGCACTAAAAGAACGGCTTCCGCAGGGTGTAAGAAATCTATTAGATAGGTCTGTAGACTATCTTGGACCACCCGATGACAAAGAATACACTGAGCTTGCCCTAGTAGAAGAGATTGCACGGCATGTTGGTGCTACTGGTCAATTTCCATCATCAAATTTAATGAGCGCTCATTTTAAAAGGAACTTCAGAACAGGAAAAAGAACGTTTTCCCATCTTGGCGATCCAATCATGGACGGTGCTGGTAATATTGACGACGATGTTAGGATTGAATTTAATAAACTTATTGATAAAGCAAGAGCAAGATTTGCGGCAATAAAAACTAATCATGAGTTTAAAAATATAGATTTATACAACATGTACCAAGCTATGCCTTTATTTCCATATCACTATGCTAAAGGCGGTCTCGTTCCTTCTTACTTTAGAAATGGCGGCTCTAATCAAGACACTGTGCCAGCAATGCTCACGCCCGGAGAGTTTGTAATGAATTCAAACACCGTAGACAAATATGGTGTTGGATTTATGAAAAGTTTGAACAGGGGCCAAGTTCCGGGCTACAACAAAGGTGGGCCAGTTTACCGCAACCAAGGAAGCGGCGGCAGAGAAGGCACTGGCGGTGGCATGTTCGCAATAGACACAGGACAGATTGAGGGTGTATTTTCTGGTTTTATTGGCGGTATAACCGACGCTTTTGCCGGTGCGATTAGTTCTTTCGATCCGCTAATAACCAAGATGAGCGATGCCGCAGCGCTTTTTGCAAACGGTTTCCAGTTCACACACACTGTGAATGTTCAAGGCGGATTAAACCTGCAAGGATTAAATATTGAACTTATCAAAAATGAACTTAGTCAGTTTATAGGAGAGTTTGTAGGACAAGAAGTTGCTGCAATGATTGATCAAAATAATTCTAGATTTATAGCTTAGGAGTTTTTAGGATTGGCTACTCACAACGCTAATACGAGCCTTTTTATATCTGGCCCTGTTCCTCACAGCGGTTCGATAAACTCGTATATTCGCGGGGCGACAGAAGAAAAAACAATGCCGTTGGTGATCATCAACAGTTTTCCCACCGGCGTCATGTCTCTTTTTATACAAAATGATAAATTTGCTCAACCTAGTGGTAGCGGCGATGTTGTAAATAATACTGCTGATTTGAATATTGTGGGAGCTAGATCTACAGCTAGTGGCGATGTTTCTTTATTCATAACGCCAACCGATAGAAAGTTTGAAGCCTCTGGAACGGCCCCATTGTTCCTTCAAGCTCCAATCAGCAACCTTACTTCTTCCGGCACAATAACGGCGTTTATTAGTGGTGATGTTGCTTCTGCTGATGGTATCTTCTTTAGAAAAAATAATAATATAAATTTGCATATAAGGTCTAATTCAATAGATAATAACAATATGCCTTTGTATATAGAAAATCCATATGGTAGCTTTAATGCTGAAGGCAATGTGAATTTGTTTGTTCGTTCTAATGCTGTTAATAACAATGTCGATTTATACACAAGTGGTGTTTTTGTTCAAGCCTCTGGTTTGGATCTGATAATCAAAGCCCCAGAAACAAAAACATTGAATATCTTTACAAGAGGTTTTTCTGAATAATGATAGTTTTTCAAACCAACCAAGACAGCAAAGTTTTAGTAATAGGTGGTGTTTCTTCTGTAAACAGAGCCACTGGCGATACCGGATTGTCTGGGCCAATGCCTAGATACTCTATATCAAGAGAAATAATATCTACCGGAGATGGAACATATGTAAATTCCAAGTTCACCATAAATGTTACCGGAACCGCCACGATAGACAGCGCACAACCTAATCAAGACATAACAGAAAAGGGTCAAAGGCAGTCAACTATTCAGGGCGATCTTATAAAAACCATGCAGTTTATTAGGAACATTTTTCCTAATCAGGGTACTGGTAAATTAGAAATACAGCCTTATAATGGCTTGGACAATATTATAATTTACAAGGATGCTAGACTTGTTTCTGTTGATCTTCCAGAGCAGCAGGAAAATTCTGCTGGTGTTCAAAATTTTGAGTATAACTTTGTTTTTGAGGCATACCAAGAAGAGTCTGTTGGCACAAATATTGATACACTGGCTAAAGCTGATCCAACGTATTTGCTGGAGTCTGTTTCTGAAAATTGGGATCTTAATCAAAATGATGGTATTTTTTTTCAAGGGGGTGTTTATGACAGCGCTGAAAATGTTATGCATAAAACCTACAGTTTGTCACACACCGTTACCGCAAAGGGTTTAAAAAAATACGAAGACCCCACATCCTTAGAAGACGACGGCGAGGCTTTTAGACAGGCTGTTCAGTGGGTTTCTACCAGACTTGTGAATGACCCAACGGTTGCTATAACAGAAGACTTGATGGGCGATACTACATTTTTTCAAAGTACGTTTTTGCCTATAGAAATGAACAAGCCTGAAGCTTCTGACGAGCTTGGGTTTAGTTTGTCTGGCGATGGCGGTGCAGGGCTAATTGTTTATGATGCATTTAATCATGTTAGGGTTGTAAAGTCTGATCAATCGGCTGGAAGTTATGAGGTTACAGACACTTGGCTTTTGTCTCAAGAAAACTTTTTCGCCAATCATGTTATAGAGGCTTCTTATGAAGCACAGCAAGACCAGCCATTTACTACTGTTAACATAAATGCAACTATCAATGGGTTAGATTATAATACATCAAGTATTACTAGCATATCTAAATATGATAATGCTAAACGAGCTTTTGATTTGATGAGACCTACCTTGATCACTTTAGCGGAAGAGGTTTATAGAACCGGCGGCGGGGCTGGCACTTTAAGTACGCAAGTGGTTAATGAATCTGTTGGTGTTAATAAAACAGGTGGTGTTATAACTTATTCTGCGACCTATAATGACAGAGAGGCTTCTGTTGAAGGATCTATATCAGAAAGTATTAATGTGTCATACTCTAATCAGTATGGCATCGTTGACGTATATGCTGTTATACAGGTTTTGGGAAAGCAGGACGGTCCAGTTATTCAAAACTTTGAAACAACTCCAATTTTTAATACAAACATAACAGTTGATCTGACTATGGCTAGAGGCTTTGGCAAGCCCAACGGTCAAACGCTATCAGAACCATACAGACCTACAGCCGATAACGCGCAGTGCAAAAGCTTTACAGAAAGCTGGAATCCTTCAACAAGGGTTTACAATCTTTCTGAAAGTTGGGACGCTATGCCACTAACGACCGAATAGGAAACAACATGCCGAAAACACCAGTTATAAAATGGGATTTATCAGAGTACGAAGGAACTTGCTCAAAGGTTACTAATTGCGCAGGGGCGGTTACTCAAACCTCCTACGTAATAAACTCTTTAAATGAATTAAATGCAGTAGCCAGAGATCCTAATACTGGAGATACCGTTGAAGGCTCGTTTGCTTATTCGCCAGCGGCTGGGGCTTCAATTTGTGCAGATACCGATATAACTGCTACTTTTACACCCACAGACCCTTCTGCTTATAATTCTGCATCTAAGGTTCAAAATCTAAGAGTAAGAATTGTTAATAGCGACTCTTGTAAAACTCCAAGAATTAATTTTAATCTTTCTGGCTATCTTGGATTGTGTCTAGAAGAGATAGATTGCCGGGGTTTGGTAACTACAACTTTTTATATATTAAATTCTCAACAAGAGCTAGATCAGGTTACTGTTACCGATCCTAATACCGGTGAAGTAGTTCCGGGTACTTTGACCTTCAGCCCTCCCGCTGGCACAGAGCTTTGCGAAACAACAGAAGTGACTGCCACATTTGTTCCAGATGATACAGCGACCTATCGTACTACTGAAAAAACTTCCAGTATTAAAATTATTAAAATACGAGAAGATGTTTGTGTAACCCCATTTATAGATTGGGAGTGTTTGCAACATTCTGGCGAGTGTGAAACAAGACTTCCTTGTGAGGGCGAAGTGGAACAAGTTTTCCCACACACCTTAGCGGAGGGTGACGGGGAAGAGTATTGCATGAGTGTAATAGATCCCACAACTGGTCAAGATATAAGCGATTTAGGAGCTTTTAGGTTTGATCCTCCTGTTGGAACGGAGCTTTGTGAAGATGCTATCTTGACAGTAACTTGGTCGCCAAACGATCTATCAAAGTATGAAGTCGTTACAAAAAAAATGGACTTTATGGTTCAGACATTTGTAAAAGACTGTACCCCAACACCCATGATGTTTGGTTGCTATGTTGAAAAATTTGAGTCTAGTGCTACTTGGGGTTCTCAAGGAGGCTCTTGTCAATTAACACTGGTCGAAGATCCTGATACTACTGAAATAGATCCAATTGACGGAGTTAGAAGACCTGTTGTGTTTAATCCTCCGCAGGTTGGAACTGCGTGTTATTTTAAATATGGTCAGTTTTATTTTGGTGGTGTTTTTCAAAGGTTTACTTTAAATGAAAGCACCGCCGGAAAAAAATATGATGTTATATTAGAGTCTCCGGGCGGCAAAGTATTAAATGGTGTAAACGTAATACTTTCTAATTTTGACGGAACAAGTTTTAACTGGGATCAGGGCGCTGCCGATGGTAATAGTTTTGGTCATGATTACAGAGAAATACCTTACACGCAATCCGATATTTTTTCTCCTGTGTCTGTTCGCGAGTCTGAAGGCTGCATAGGAAATCCCCTAAATCCCGCAGAAGGTTTAGATGGGGATGGTAATATAAATGATGATGCAAAAGTTAATAATCCTATATTTGCTATTGATTCAAATGGGTTCCCTTGCAAGGGTACTGAAAATAATCAGCAAATGAGAAATATATGGAACGCTTTAGCACATGAAGAAAATTACTGGCTTGCTGGGGATGAAAGGTTTACAGAACCCGTTGGAGAAAGTGGTCATTTTGGAAAGGCTAGAACAAACTCGGCAGGATTCCCTGCCCCAAGACTTTTAGAAATCTTGGAAAATATGTCCTATGGAAAATCTAATTTTGGAGATCCTATATCTTTCGGGCAAAGCAGGTACAGGTTAGACATAACTGCGATTAGAGATATAGTTGAAACACCTGAATACAACAACTTTAGAATTGCAGGACAAACAACCACAATTTCTAATGTTATTGAAGAATGTTGTGAGCTTATACAGCATAATTATTATGTAACTGTAATACCTACCGACGACATTATTGAGTTACCCGAAGGTGGCGGTCCTATTGGCTATGTTTTAGATATAAACGATGAATGGGTTTTAGATATAGACAATGAAGCCGATTCGCCAACGTTTGGACAGGAAAGAAACCCTCCTATTATACTCACTAAGCTTGTTGACAGAACGCAACAACCACAACTTGGAGTGGTATCTGATTATGTGGAGGCGAACAGAGGTGAAAGCTTGATTTCTTATTCTGTTGGTCAAGAGCTTTCAGATGAAGTTGTTCAAAAATTAATCATTGGCGCCCCTGCTTCTCGATGGTGGTATTGTCCTATAGAGCAATGTGTTCCTGTTTGGGGTAAAGACGGTGCTGGCAGATGGATAATTAGTCGCGATTTTGCTGGTAATCCGGTTACTGCTCCTCTTGCATATCTGCCCGGAAATAGTGTTCAGGTTATGCTTGATGAGTCTTCCTTTAATCCCGGATACATAGCCACTGTAGCAGAAATAAGAATGGCTTTAGGCGGAAAAGAGTCTTGGCAGGCATTTAAGGTTGTAGAATCCATTGCGGCTGGAACTTTTGATCAAGACCCTTGGTGTGTTGGGTTTGAGTTTACTGAAGACATACTAGATCAGTTCCTGCTTTACGCTGTAGGCAACTTGGCGTTTGCGGCCACTAGCCTTCACACCGCTAATAACGCATATAATGCAAATAGATCTTTTGCTGCTCATCAGGTTGACACCATCTGGAGGGGTGTTTCTAAATGTGCCGAAAATTTCTATAGACAAAAGTTTGTAGTTCCTGTTCCAGAAGAGCCGGGAGGAAGAGATAACAACCTAAAGTATCTGAACGAGGACGATGGAGTTAATCAAGGACTTTTCGATAATCCACTTACACAAGTTCCTTCTTGGAAAACGGTTGACTCTGCCTACATAGAGCTTCCTCTTGTTGACGACATAGCGGCTTACGACTCTAATGGCAGATTAAAAAGTGGTCAAATATATGCAAATTCTAATTTTTATGACTATAGTGCGCTTCAGCAAGATTATGCCCGATGGTCTCCAGCAAACGCTGGTGCTACTGGACAGGACGGAGTTTTCACAACAAAAGGCGGTCCTGCCACCGACACTGTTTTCTGGTATGACTTGGGTGGTGGAGAAGGTCTTCCTTGTATAGTTTGGGATTGTGGTGTTCAGATTAGAAACTATGCGCAGACAGCACTTATGGATCGTGTTGGCGATGCTAGAGGTGGAGGTGTTATAGATGCCTTTGACACCACGCCTCACTTGGGATTGCTTCCGCTTGTTAAATACCACTTCGACGCAGATGTTAATTTGGAGTCGATGATTGGTGCTGGTAAAGAATTATTACAGATACAAGTTCCTCCAGATTTGAAGCACCCGATTGCCATTGGGGTTCCTCAAGAAAGTCAAAAGTTTTGTTGGGGTCCGTGGTATAACTTTGTTGAAGGTGCTACAAATGGAAAATCTGAAGTTGTTTTTGATACATCTTTAGCTCCAGAAAACTTTGGTAGTTTTCAAGCCTTGAATGAAATTGGCGCTTCTTATGCTCGCGCTGGAAATGCGCAGGTTATTGAAAATGAGTCTGGAAGCATGAGGCTTGCATCAAAGCCAGCCTTTAATATAGCAGATAGATTTACCAGCCTTGGTCCTTACATTACAAATCTTAGTTGTAGTATAGACACAAGCGGCATGTATACTACTTATCAATTTAATACTTGGACTCCAAACTTTGGAAAGCTGGCTAAGTACAATGCGGACAGGCTCAGTAGAATTTATAAAGCCACATTGGATGCGCTTCAAAGAATACGTCAGCAGATTATAAAAAGAGGTTTCAATCCTTATCCTGCTGGCGAATTTAATCTTGATGATATAGACGAAAGATATAGAAGAAATCGTGGAAACGGAACTGCGATTATGTTTAGCGCGTATGATGGTACTGCTCCAAACGATGAATTCCCACAAAACTTTCAAGCTTACGGGGATACTGGATATGCCGTTGAAGGTGCAATGATAGATGTTAGTGATTTGTATGGCTTGGCTCTTTCAAAATATAGCCAATCTTTTGGTGCTACTCAAGAGCAGATTTTTTCTCCTTACCAAACACAAACAGAAAAGCCCGATGGCTCAACAACTCATCCAGAGATAGAAAGCGTTGCGGTAACTGACGAACAAGGACAAAGATTTAAAGATCAGAGCATATATCCTTCTTCGGAAGAGTTAGATCCTTATTTTCCTTATGAGCTTTATCAAGATGGGGATAATGGACAAGAGTTTTTAAGGCAAAGCGATTATCACTCTAGTATTCATGGCAGTTCAAATCCAGACAACCTACAGCACCATTTAAATAATAACGTGTCTGATATTGTTAGAAGTGTTGGCTTTAGGGGGCCGATGGTTCTTTCTGGTTGGGGCTATGACTTGGCGGCTAACCCTGTTCCAAATGACATGAGTGCCACTGGTGGTGGAGCTTTTGATCAGGGTGCTGCTGGCAACAGAAGACACTGGGAAACCGGCCCTATAAACCTAATGTGGGATGCCGAAAGAAAAATCTGGTCTGGCGGTCATGAGTTTATAGTTGGATTGCTTAAAAGTGATATAACAGCGCCCGACGCTTGGAATGAGCCTACAACATTTCAGGTAGAGGTGGCAAGAAAAGATGATCCTGATCCAGCCACTAAGGGTGACGACAATCTAGTTGTAGATGGAGAAATAATTACCGGATACAACAGAGATACTAATTTTTCTCTGCTTCTGAAAGATCCGCCCCAGTGGATTGTATGCGTTCGGCAAAATTATGAGTGGATACCATTAAAGCAAAATCAGTGCAGGTTGGTTATTTTTGATATCAGAGGCTCTAAAGATGTCAATTGTGATATTGAATGTCCAAAGACTGGCGATGCGAGCAGTCCTCAAACTGGTCATATTGTACACAAGCTTTGTGGATGCGATCATGTTCCATACGCAGCAGAAGATGGAACAATTCAGGTTTATGATGATATGCAGTTTTTCTGGGAAGGTGGGGGTATCGGAGGTGGGCCGAGATTGCAAAACGAAGTTGCGGGACAGGGTGTTGCCATGCTTGTTGAAAACGGCAATGAGTGCAAGTGGGTTGTAATATACTTTGACCATTACAGAGATATAAATGTTATAACCAGCGCCGCTGTTGTGGGATCTAATTTAGAGTTTGGTAGACACACGGTTAGAATTTGGGATTGCTGTAAACTTGAACCCACCAAAATACCACTTATTGATTGTGAAGATTACGAATAACACTAAGGACTATTTATGCCGTTGATAAGATACGCTGGCGGAATATTAAAAGCTTATGGAGGTCTGGCTGGCACTTTAGCTTGTTGTTGTGATGATGATTATTATGACGATTATGGCTATGCCAAAGAATGTAAATGTTGTCAAGGATACGACGGCGATGAATATGTTTGTGGTCTGTTTCCCACAACTCCTCCGAACGATAACTGTAACTCTGAGTTTGAAGTTACTATTCCCGGAAGTCCACACCTTGGAAGAATAGTTTTTGGTCCTCTGGTAGCCGCTTTTGGTAGCTACTACCAAGTTTACTTACAATACTATGAAATGGACCTAAACAAGTGTGATCCAACGATAACCGGCACGGTTACTATTGTTAACGTTGGCGCGTGTGTAGACGGAACGGGAGATGCAGCATCTTGTAGAATTTGTGATGCTGAATTTACGGCTACAGGCAAAGCGCCCGTTTACACTGCGGGGGTTTGCGATACGCTCGAAACAAACTACAACACTAGCGAATACCAACATTGCGATCCAACAGATAATGATTTATCAGAGGCTTGTGGATGTTACTGGGAAGTAAGAATAAGTGATTGTAAGTCTGGAGACGAGCTTACAGAGCCGGTTCCTAAATTTATTGGAATTGTAGGAAGTTGCGCTGGAGGTATCTGTACTGATCCTTGTGGCTGTTGTAACGGCGCATTAGAAGGCGAGCCTGCTTCCGACAGAACAGAGCAATGGGATTATATCGGATTTTATATAATAGATCCAAATCGCAGCGTAAGAGACTGCTGTAAAACTTGTCCCGATGATTATGCGGGGGATGATGGTTACGTATGATAGAACTAGAAACTGTTGAAGATTGGGGATACACGGTCAAAATGTCCGTCAAAAAAGATGGTGAAAGTTGGCTAGAGAAACTCAAAGTAAGCCCTTGGAGCCAACTTAAACCTGAACATTTGGATTTTATAGAACAAAATAAAACACAAATATACAATCAGCTACGTCAGCGGAAAAAATTTGCGAACGAAAAAAGGGGGTCGATGCCCGATATTTTTGAAAAAGATACTGACAAAAGAACAAAGCGAATTGATTCTGATTGTGCCGTTATTACAAGCACGACCGGCAATCGTGACGCATGGACTCGATTTTCGTGTTGGTTTTGCTTTTTTAATAATGATGTTGAATATGTCGTCTATAATAATGGTGGTGCTTTATTTAAAGAAATGTTCTTTTGGGGCGCACAAGAAGTTATTGGTAAATTTAACTCAAATATCGACTGCATACTAGACGCCTTAGAAGAGTATGATAAGGTTCTTTGGGTTGACCCAAGCGTTGTAATAAACTGTGATGTTTCTGAAATATTTGAAAAGATAGAGCAGCAAGTATTTATTCCTAGTTATTCATTCAAAAAAGATCCACACGCTTCTGTTCTTGGTGTAAAAGCAAACAGAGATGAAGGTTTTTTAGAGCAACTAAGACAAGCAGGCCAACAAAAAATTAAAGATATTGTTGATTTTAAAATACAAGATGGCGAGGTTTGGAACAAAAGAATAGAATTATATGAGCCTTCTGTGGAGGAAGTATGTAATTATATATTTAGAGAAGGTGCAAAAATATACAATAATTATGAATATTCATATCATCAAAATTGGGAACACAAAAAACTTTGGCCCCCTAGTAAAGTAGCAAGGATATAGAATGGAACATTTATCAAAAATTGTAGAAATGGGTTTCAGCATAGACCTACAAAAAGATGGAATGCTAAAAGTGTCTCCTTGGAGCAAGTGCAGTCCAGAGCAAAGAGAGTGGCTAAAGGAAAATAAGGAACAAATAGTCGCTGAAATAAAAGAGCTAAAAAGAATAAAAGACGCAGGCGAAAAAATGCCTGCACTCAAACCAAAAGAAGATCCTAAAAAGCTATCTCAGGTTGGCACTATTCTGTCAAAAATTATAGAAAAAACATTGCCCAAATCTGTTTTGCAAAAAGTTCCCAAAGAAACCTGCGGCTGTCAAGACTATGAAGCTAAAATGAACAAGTGGGGCGCAGATGGATGCCTTAAAAGAGAGGCTGAGATTGTTGAATATTTGTCGTCAAAAGTTAAACACTTGGGTCTTCCTTTTACAGCAACACCAAAGACTATTGTAAAAATGGCAGCCAAGAGATTATTACACAAAGCAATTTCTATACAAAGGAAAAAAGATGGGATGCGGTTGCGGTAAAAATAAAAATCCTCCATCAGACCCGCCAAAGCCTGTGATAATTCCAAAGGCTCAAGTTTTTTCTACGGAAAATGCTTTTGGCAGAAGAATGAACTCTTGTCAAGATTGTGACTTGAACAAGGATGGGATGTGTTGGTATAAATTAAACGTTGAAAAAAAAACACAAGAAGAATCTAAAGTAGAAAATTTAGCAAAAGATCTTTATGAGGCTTGCCCGATACAAGAGTGGGATCGAGAGCTAGGGGTTAATCCAAATGAGACAATGTATAATCACGGCAAGCCTGTCTGCGAGTGGTGTGAGGCTGTAATATTTTTTGGCAACAAAACCATATGTGATACGTGTTTAGAACGGGTTAAAGCTAGAGCAAAAAGCTCGTTTATTGACCCTTATGATGTTAGTATGTACGAAAGCAAGTTTTTTGCGAAAAGTCGAGAGCCTTTTCCTTTTACCGCAGAAGTTAAAAGAGATTTACATTTTTTTCTTTGGCCTAAGTTTGCCTCTTCTACTAAATATCATATTGATCAGTTAAAAGCTTCTATAGATTTGTTTAACGGAGATAGAATCTGTTGCGTTGCTACCGATGACACCACACTAGAAAAAACATACAAAGACGATCTAGAAGAAATATTTACTGAGGTTTACTATATAAAAAATGACTCTGGAAAAAGAGAGGCCGCTGGTTTTGTTTCTACTTTGGAAAAAATGAAGCTTGATGATCCCAATAGAGTCATATGCTTTGCTCACGGCAAGGGTCAGCAGCCTCACACCCATCAGTCTGAAACTGTTTTAACTTGGGTTGAAATGATGTACGAAACCTGTGTTAGAAATTGGGAGGGCGTAAAACACGCTATGGAATCTGGATACCACCTAGCGGGATCTTTTAAAAGAAACTCAGGACATATCATGGGTTGGCATTATTCTGGCTCTTTCTTTTGGGCTAGGTCTATGAGCATACATGAAAAACAAAATTGGAGGAATATGAAGCACCATTGGTGGGCCACTGAGTCTTGGGCTGGCAGACACTGGAAGGAAAAGGAGGGGTATTGTTTGTTTGCTGATTCGTTTGATGGAAGTATGTATGATTTTAAGAATGCAAAGGTGAAAGATACACCCATAACACAGCATTTAGAAGACTGGAGAAAAACCAACAATTCAAAGTATAAAGTAGATATTCCATTTTATAAAGAAAGCTTTCCATTCAAAAAAGACCCAATAAAAAATCTACATTATTTCATTTGTCCAAAACATAAAGAGTCCACAGATTATCATCTTTCAAAAATTGAACAATATTCTGATGACTTTAATGGTAAAAAGATTTGCTGCATCGCAAAGCCAAACGGTGTAAATATTGATGCCGTAGTAGACAGAGCTAATAATTTGTTTGATGTAGTTTACATAAGAGACAACGACCAAAGAAAAAGAGAGGGCGTTGGATTTGTAGATTCTTTAAAATATCTAGAGTCTAACAACAGAGATGAGGTTATTTGCTTTGCTCATGCGAAAGGCCAAATGACAAAAACGGCAGAGTCTGAATGGGTAAAAAGATGGAACGAGGCACTATACTATTATACTTTTGAAAACTGGGAAGTTATAAAAGAAAAATTTGAAGACGGGTTCAAGGCCGTAGGGTGCTTTAAGTCAAGAAATTCTCAAAAACATAATCATAATCGTTGGCATTACCAAGGATCTTTTTGGTGGGCTAGATCCGCTTATCTGTTTTTAAATAAATTATGGAAGGATTTAAGAAGCAACAAATACGCAACTCAATATTATTGTGGAGATCGCTTTATAGACCAAGAGGCGGCGTGTTTGTTTGGGTGCGATTTGGAATCTTCTTTGTATGAGCAAGAGGCTTGGCAAGAAATAGATCCTTTTGGGCTTTTTTCTGTGGGGCAAATATAAATGGAATTCAAGATAATTGAAGATGCAATCAACCCACTTTTGCTGAATTCGCTTTGCGCGTCTTGGCCCGATGCAAGTTCTAGATTCTGGCATCATTATTCTGGCAAAAACGCTGAAAAATACGCTAGCAAAAGCCATAACGATCTACCAGAAATAGCAAAACTATGCACCATAGAGATGATAAAGCGCATAACTCCGTATGTAGATTGTAATGTTTTTCCTGACATGGAGTTTTATGGCGCTGGATTGCACATGATTCCGTCTGGCGGCTATCTTAGAAGGCATCTAGATTCGTCTTTGATGGAGTCAACCGGATGGAAAAGAGAATATAGCTGTGTTTTGTCTGTAAACAAACACTGGCAGGATGATTATGGCGGCGCTTTTGTTTTGGGCGATACGGAAATATTGCCTAAATTTAATCAATTAATTACATTTAGATGCACAGATGAAAGCTTTCACGAAGTAAAAGATGTTGTTGGTCCAGATCCAAGATGCACTCTTTGTGTGTTTTTGTGGAGTAAAAACGACCAATCAAAAAATATTAGAAAACAAGCTTATTTTGTGTAATAATACTATGACTGTACACAAATTTGTGTATAATACACAAAGGAGAAAATAATGGCTATTATAGACTTTCAAGTTTTAGGTAACAATACAGCAGTTCCGGCAGAAGAAACCCTTTCTGGCTCTGGCGTTGGTTTTTTTGGATCTACCGCTGGCTCTTCAGTAGCAATAGGTCAATACCAAGACAGAAGCAATGTAGCTTCTTCTGATGGCTCTACTGTTGGAACAGCGTTGACGAATATTAAGTTTACCACTGGCGCACATCCTAGCGGAAGGTGTACTGTTGACGCTACCGGACCAGCCTACAGCACTGGGCTGAGTGGTGTTCCTAGTTTTGAATCCACTTTGGGTATTAGATTTGGACACACCACCGCAGTCAGTGTTCAAAATTGTCAGTTGAGAGTCTTTGACCGAAGCTTTATAAATAATCCTGCTAGTGGTGTTTATACTAAGGTTGCTGAAATAGTCAACTTTCAAGGTTCAACATACAATTCTCAAGGTAGTGCTGGAACTGGTAATGGCGCAGTTGGTAGCGGCGATGCTTTTTGGTGGGGTGAGCCTTGGCCTCAAGAGCTTGTTGGCACTAATAGTTACTACACAAATAGCTTGGGCGTGGAATTCTACAACGGTAGAGACAACGAGACCTCTGTGAATGGCGATTCTAGACTTAGCGCTGGAAGTTCTGACGAGACGGTTGGAGGAAGCGGTATTGTGGTTCCACTTCTTGATTCTCCGGGCAGTGGTCAGCAGGGGCTTCAAGCTAATCAGGTGATTAGTGGAACCGGAATGGTTTGGCCCAAATGGACGCAATATATCAACACTACTGGTAGACAACAATTGTGGGCTGGCTCTACTGCTCATCAATTTGGTGACGGTGCTACTGCCGCCAACAGAGCAAAGAACTACGGCGGAACCGGAGTTTATACGCACCACACATGGGCCGTTGCTTTGTCTGCTAGCCCAATTTCATTGGGTGCAAAAGAACAGTATGGATTATACGTTTCTCTAGAATATCTGTAATCGTATGAGTGTATTTTTTTCACCAAGTGTTGCTGATTCTGGTTTAGCATCCTATTTTGACGCTGGAAATAAACTAAGTTATGTTGGTTCTGGCAGCACTTGGTCTGACATGATAGGCGATAATGATGGGACCGCAACAAACGGTCCTGTTTTCAGCACGGACAACAAAGGAAGTTTTTCTTTTGATGGAACTGATGACTATATTGATTGTGGTTCTGATGCATCTCTTTCTGGGATATCTAGTGCTATAACCGTTTCTGCATGGATTAAGATACCAAACACTGATCGAGGGGATATTGTCTCTCAGTGGGCTGGAACTGGAACAAGGCATTTTCTATTGACGCATTCTTTAACGACTGGCAAGCTAGAGTTTTATATTTCTACAAACGGCGTGGGTTTTGATAGCTCTGGAACCAGTTCTACATCTCTAGAAACTGACACTTGGTACAATGTCTGTGGCCGATACAATGGAGCAAATATTTCTTGTCATATAAATGGCGTGCTGGAAAGTGAAGCCTCTCAAACCGGTTTGATGTTTGGTGCTTCATCCACGCCTGTTTTAATTGGCGCTTCTAATACTAATTACTTTGAAGGCAATATAGCAAACGTAAAAATTTACAATAGGGCATTGACTGATGACGAGTTGTTTTCTAATTATTTAAGTCTTGCCGGAAGGTTTTCATAAGTGTATGTGCAGGGATAGAGTACTTTACACTGGCGGTACTTTTGACCTTTTTCATTATGGTCATCTAAAATTCTTAAAAAATTGTAAACAGATTGCCGACAGACTGGGCTAAAGTTATAGAAATTGCAAAAATTGCTAGGGAATTTAATGATTAAAATTATAACAAAAAGAAATATTCCCACTATCATCAAAAAAATGGAAAGGTACGATAGCGCTATAATACTAGGCAAGGGGCCAACATTCAAGCCTATCGAAAGTAATAATGAAACCACATTGAACGTGGCAATTAATCAAGCCATATTTTATAGTGATCATATAGACGCATTAGTATTAAATGATTTCGATATTGCTCAAGATATTTCTAATAACATGGTTTCAGAAAAATTAAAAGATTTAAAGTATGTAGTCGTTCCGCGACTTACCAGTAGATCTGGACACACTTATAAACAAGCATTAGAGTTATTTTCCGCTAACTGTAAAAAAACTTATGCGATTGTTCACAATTTAAACAGCCACGAATCGTGTGAAGATCCTAACTTCACAACTTTAATAAAAGGTCATCACTGCACCAGTTCACACACAGCTTCTGGCTTTATATCTTGTTGCGCTAGTAATGTCAGACGAGTAGATTTTTACGGAGTTGCAAATAGTTCAGAAGGATACTTTTACCATCACCTGTTTGAAAAATATAATCCATTCAATTCTAATAATCAGACTGTTACCGTTGCTCATCCCAATAATGCTGCGGGGCATCCTACTAGCGAGGATTCAAAAAATGTAATAAAAGAAATTAAAAAACAAATACAGAAAACACTGATTGCCAAAGATATTAATTTCAATTAGTTTTACTATAGTGTCTATATACACATTGAGCAAGTTCAAAATCTTCATTAGTATCTATATCTATATGAATTCCCTTTGCATGATACCAATAAGGATTTGCTCCTAAATAGTAGCCTATATCTCTTATGCACGATCTTTTTAAGATGGCTAGCGAAAAAGACAATTCATAACACACGGGCAGTAACTGGGAAACCTTGTGCCAAGGCCCAAAGCCAAAACCTTGAGGGCTATAGTTAGAGTCTAAAATAAATCTTTTCTTAGGATATACCACCGATAAAGAATCATGTTCGCTGTTTACATCATTCCATTTTTTTATACATTCGCCATAGCTATTAAAAAACGGTTCAATCACACAGCACCAAGCGATGTCGTCATCCCCCGGAACTTGATCTACTATCCCATTCAATAGATTCTTGCTTGATACGCTGTTTTTAGTTAGGTGATTATCCCTATGTAAAAAGTTTACACCCCACCTTGAGCAAATTTTTTCTTTTTGTTTATTTTCGCAGCTTAGATAAATATCTTGCGCGTCCATTACTTCAAGAAGTTTTTGTATTGTTAAGTCAACTAAAGACTGACCATTATAAAAATTTTTAAAGTTTTTGTGGGCGATTCTTGCAGAGTTATCTTTTGCTGGTATTATTGCTTTCATTACTTGCCTTAAAGTAAAAGCGGGTAGCACAAAAAGTCCTACCCGCAGTTTAAGATCGTATCGTATACTTTTACTCAAGCTTTTTGGTTTTACTATTCCATCGCGTCCAGCCATTGTCTGGTAGCCAGTTGCCTTCTGCGTCCTTGCGTTTCGGGAATAGTCCACCGCCCTTTTTCATGACGCCAAACGATAACCTTGCGCCACAGTCCAAGCATCTAAGCTCGTAGTATTCATTGCCATCGTTTTCACGAACTACAAATCTTAGATTCTCAGATCCGCATTTGCCACATTTGGTTTCTCCAAAAACCTCTTGGTAAATCGCAAGCTGATTGAATACTTCCTTTACGGTATCGCATTCAAATTCTACAGTAAGATTTCCAAGTTTATAATTTAGTTTCATTTCTACCTCCAGTTGTTGTTATATCCCACTATGTCGTCCGGGATTTCTTTAGATTTATTTTGATATTCGTTTAAAAGTTTAATCATTTTAGATGCGGTCATTTTCCTAACATCCCCAATCGCTTCGTATTTTTTATCCCCCTGATTTATAAACTTGATTACATTTACATTTAGTTGTTTACACTTTGTATCAATAAATTGAATTTGTGGTGACGTAATATCGTCTTCCTCTGTCCAGTCACCATTGCTAGGCTCTACCTTGATAGACTGCCTAACAATTGCAACAACATCCTTGTTTCTTGGAATCTCTTCTGCGGCCACACATCGCACTTTAAGAGCCTTTCTCAAACATCGACCCTCTGCCTTGGTGCTAGCCGTAGCAGCGGGATGGGCGCAAAATAGGTCGTCTGTGTTGCCATGCCAGCAGTCTGCTACATCGCCATAGGTTCTAAGCTGACCAGAGTTCATCCAGTCGATAACAACCTCAAATCCAACCGTTGCTCTTCCGGGTCCGTTTGGATCATCAGAGGCGACGATTGTAGTTGGTCTGCTGACAATAATATCTCCAAGAAGTTCTTCTGCCACCCTGCGAAGACCTACGGTCAGGGGGTTTCCATTGTACATTTCTGACTTGTGAAACTTACTCATGACATAATCATGCCAATCCTCTGATCCGTAAGCTGGGCTTGTTTCTTCTTGTAGCTCTGTTTCCTGTTGTGAGTTTTCAATATCTTCTTGGTCAAAAAGGTCAGTGCTTGAACTCATCATTTAATCTCCAATTCAATAAAACGTTTGTCCTTTGGTGGGAATTTCTTTTCTATTTTGGATATTTCTCTTGAAACAATTTCCCACAGTGTCCTAGATGATTTTTGAGAAAATCCTTTTAACATATACTTTACTCTTATTATACAATATCCAGAAGACAAAAGCAAACCGTTTTTAATTGAGTCTAGCTTTATTGTCTCTTTTAATTTTTCTTCCCCCCACAGAGGTAAAAAGTGTTGAGGTCCATCAATTTCTATTGCTGTTTTCAACTCTGGCAAAAACAAATCTATTTCAAATTGTCCTTGAATCAAACCTTTTTTGTGAAGAACAACATCTATCCCCCGCTTTTGTATTGCTTCATACAAGCATCTTTCGGCTTTAGATCCTTCTGTGCAGGTTTTGTGCAGCGCCCTTCCTGCCGCCTCAAGCATGTCTCTTTTTTTGTTGGCGGGTATTTCTTCCCATCTTTTCTTTGCTTGTTTAGAAAATTCTTCTCTTTCTTCTTCGCTTCTTGCTTGCCAGTTGCTGTATACACCTTCGCTAATTTTAAACTTTTCTTGTTCTGTCCTTGTCTTTCCCTTTGTTGGGTGCTTGCTTCTGCCTGTTTCTATAGCTATCTTTTGAGATTCAGATTTGCTTCTGATTGGTATGTTGTTTTTCTTTAAAATTCTTTCTATCTTTTTGGCATACGTATTTAAATCTTTAGCAATAGAATATGTGCTTTGATTTTCGTTATATTTTTCTATTACGTATTCTTCATCAATCTTTGACATTTTAAACTCCCACTATTTTTCTAAGTTCTTCAGAATTCCAATCATCCAAAATGCCGACCGGTTTTTTATTACAATAGTTTTCTATTAGTTTTGAGTGTGGTTCGCTTCTTGCGATTATCTTTATTTCATTTTCCCTGAGTAGATCGCAGGTAGTGTTGTGGCTAATTGGATTATCTAGCCACTCAAAGTCCCAAAGATAAAAATATTTATCGACGTTGTTGCTTGTAGCAGTCATGATTCTCAGGTCTGCCAAGCTACTGCCTATACAAACCCCTGAATAATCTGCGTAAAAGGATATATTATAACAAGGAAACAGTGGCTTTGTTATAGGAACCGCAGTCGTGCTAGTGAAAAGTAAGCAAGATACGCTTGGATCTTTTGCAATTTTGTTAAATTCTTTAACCAAGTAAAACGACTTTTGAGAGTTTTTTAAACAGTCGGTCATTGCAGCAATGCTAGCCATTTAATTTTTCCTTTAAAAATAATTCATAGTCTCTTATGTAATCATCTTCTGAGTGTTCCTCTGAGCAAATAGCAAGCAAAATTTCATCTCCGGTGAGATACGTCTGCTCATCCCAAATCATATTATCTATGTATAGCGATTGGTTTTTATTCAATATATACTCCTGAACGGATTTGCCGTCATTCAGGGAAACTTTTACACTGCCAGATATACAAACCAGTATTTGTTTGCTTTTTATATGGGCGTGAGCGCCTCGTTTTTCCCCTTTGGGTACATTATATATGTAGAATATTCTTTTGGGAGCAAACTCAAACCCTTTATTTATAGCAGTCAGGCATCCTCTGCTGTCGCTAAATGTTGGTAAATTTTTTAACATTTTTTATAATACGCTGTATTTCTTCGCTGGTTAGTTGTTCATGAAATGGTATGCTTACTGTTTGCTTTTCTTCCAGTTCTGACTTTGGCATTTCTCTGTATTTTACAATATTTTTTAAAAGGTCGCTCTTATGAAAAGCCTTATAGTGTATGCCACACTGAATTCCTTCGTCTTTCATCGCTTTTACGAATTTAGAATTGTCTCTTACTCTTATTCTGTAAAGATGATTGCTCTTATTATTATAATGTAAAGATTCATTAAAGGCAAGTCTAATTTCTTGTAAAATGCTATTTTTTTTATCTAGCTTCTTCAGATTTTCATACGCTATTTTTGCCTGTATAGAACTTCCATGCATCTTATACCCAATCATTATTTGTTCTCTTTCCCAAGAGTTTTTAGATGGATTAGTTCCATTTAAAACCATAGCTTTGAATCGGTCTATTGCATAACGATTATTAGATACAATCATTCCACCGTCACAACCGCCTACGGGTTTTGTTGGATAAAAGCTGAATATCATAGTATCGCTATCGGAATTTGAGAATTTGCTATACTGATTTCTTGTTACTCTTTGTGCAGAGTCCCATATTCCCGGATGCAATTGATACATATCTCCAACCCAATCAATATCATCATAAAACTCTATTTTGTTTCCAGAGTTTAGTATCATATTAGGCACAACTACGGGTATTATGCTTGGTATTTTTACTGTTGAATTAAGATTTTTTAAAGAAAGATAAATTAAGCTAGATGCGCTGTTTGCAAAGCAGGCATACTTTGCTCCTACATATTCTGCAAAAGCCTGTTCAAGCTCTTCAACTATTTCTCCATGAAGAATATGACCAAGGTCGTTTGTGTTTATAATATAATTGTTTATGTTAAATAGATTGATCATGCCTGATTTTTGTAAAAAATATTTGAAATAAATTTCTGCTTCCAGTTAACTTAATTAAGGATATACTATTTTCCAAATTCCCGGATGTAATTTGTCACCTTTGATAAGTCTGGGTTTGTTATGTTCTCCGCGAAATTCTCGACGAACTTCATTAAAAATTCTAACATCTTTTTCTATCTCAATTGAACCCTTGCCTCTAACAGAAGAAGCTATTCGTTTAATTTCACTTTGCTCTACACTTAGCTTTGCGCGTGGCTCCGTATTTTGTTTCTGGCGCGAATGTTTTTGAATGAATCTTGAATATAAATCTGATAGAGCTAAACATTCTTTTAGTGTTTCGTAATCTTCTAGATTATATATGCGTTCATTTTCTACCAAGTATTTTAATATATCCGCTTCTGCTTCTTGATTTTCCGAGGTTGCGATATTGAAGTACTTTACGCCTGCGTATTGGCGGTATTGTCCTCCATACGGAGTAAAATGAGACTGGTCTTCGTCAGACCCAAATGCGCTAAAACCAAGTATATTCAAATTCTTAAAACCTGCATTCAGTATGTTCCTAATCATGGCAAAACCACCAGTAGCGTTTATTTGCTCTCCCCCATAGCCCAGATCCTTTCCCGTTAAATCCTTGGCAGATGTTCTTCTATCGTAATCGAAGTATTTAATATTATTTAGATCGTAATCTTCTCCAAACCAGCTATCGTCAACATGCACGGAGGATGGTCCTATGTCTTGAGTTCCATAGCGGCTTCTTCCATAGGGTATTCCGTCGTCTATGCACAGCGCATAGATTATGTTAGGGTTTTTGTCTATTAATATCTTTATCCAGTTGAGATGATCATCGTAGTGTTCAGGATTAATTGTTTGAATTTCACCTGATGAAAAATAGCAGTGAAATGATAATACCATATCTATTTTAGTATTCTTAGATAAGATTTCATTCTCATAATACTTCTTAGCATACCAATGATTATGGCAAATTATTTTGGACGGATTCAACCTTTCTATTTGACCCCTTAGATATTTTCTATACTTTCGTGGGTATAGATTATCATCGTCAATCCTGCCGCCCAGATATAAAATAACATCATCTTCCTGTAGATCTACATGTTTGAATATTTTCTCTATTGATTCTTTCTCAACACTAATCATAAATACATATCTTTTTAATTATATTAATAAGCTCTTTAACAACTTCTGGAGTATGAGCCATAGAAAAGTGATATAATCCATTTGTGTTAACAAACACGCCTGATTCTTTTAGTTTTTTGGAAAATATTTTTTGAGCATTTTCTGGTTCGTATAAATCTCTTTCTTCCCTATTGGTAATGAATTTATCCGTGAATACGATCCTATTGATTGGACCACATCCTATAGCTCTTATTTTCTTGTTTTTAGTTATGAAAAACTTATTAAGCTCGTCGCGAAATATTTTTCCAGCAGTGTCTAGATCGTCATAATTGATATGTCTTTTTTCAATTATCGTTTCAAGTACTAACTTAGCGGCATACATACTCAAAGGATTCGCTGAGAAAGTACCTCCATAGAACACATTTCCTGTTTTTATAATTTCTGGTCTAGCTCCAACTGCACCGATTGGAAACCCGCCGCCTAAAACTTTGCCGTAGGTTACTATATCTGGCATGACACCAAACACACCAGCACCACCTTTAGCGGATAGTCTAAAGCCCGTCATCACTTCATCAAATATTAGTAATATATTTTTCTTGGCGCAGTGTTCTCTTAGCTTATGTAAAAACTCTTTTATGTCTGATCTGGGATTAGAACCTTGAACCGGCTCTATTATAACAGCAGACATGTCAGAGGTAATTTGCTCAAAACAATTGTCATCATTATAAGGTAATACTTTAAATAAATTGTCTACTTGCTCTGGCACACCTTTGTTGTCTGTATGCTCTTTTAAAAAACCATCTAGTCCACCATGCCATCCACCGTGAAATCTTCCGATCAGACTTTTACCATTACAGGCGCGGGCAAGTCTTATAGCTCTCATATTAGCTTCTGTTCCCGAACTACAAAATATGTATTGATCGTGTAGATCGGGATTGATATATTTTTTTAAATAGCTATTTACTTCATGGGTATAAGAATTTGGGATGGTGTATATCGTACCCTTTTCTATTTGTTTTGCGATCTTCAAGCTTAATGGATTGCCATGACCTATTAACTGCGCACCGGACCCCATCGTAGTATCAATATATGTGTTACCACTGCGGTCTGTTATATAGCACCCATGCGCTGCTTCTATTTCCATTTTTCTGCGTGATTCCTTCCAAAGATTTGACCATTAGCATTACAATTACTGCAAGGCGATAAAGACCTTTCTCCGTTTTTAAGTTTGTTTCTAAACTCCATCAGCTTTGCATCTGTCCATATATCCAGAAGAGACTTGTCTTTAACATTTCCAAACTTAACCGTTCTATTGTACATATCTTGACAACAAAGCAATGCATCACCATTCCAGTCTATCATCATAGAATAATGAGTATAAAAACAAGCAGATTTTCCTGATTTCATTAATTTTTCTTTAGCTATATCGGACAAGTGTTGAAAGCCTATGTTTCCTGCTCTGTTTGTGTAAAGCAGACCATAGTCTTCCGACTCATCGTACCATCTATCTCTTAAAGAGTACGAGCTTTTATCTATTCCGCATTCAGCAAATAAATTATTAAAAGATTCTACTTGCTCAGGCCCATCATACATACTAACAACAAATTGACAAAGACCCGATGAATATAAATCTTTGATTAGCTGCTTTCCCTTTTTGCTTACTAGCATGTCTCCATTGGTTACAATTTCTATGTGTATTCCTCTATCGCCAAACTGCTTAACTATATCTGTTATGTGCTTTGTCAGCAAAGGCTCGCCAGTGCCGCTAATATTGACAATACCTTTAAAGTTGAGATCGGCAAGCTGATTAGCGATATTTTCAGCTAAGGCTACATCCATGTGAATGTTTTGATTTGGATATTTATCAGGTTCGGCTCTAGGGCAGAACGGGCATTTTCTATTACAAATCTCATTAATATTTAATTCAACAAAGCTAAACAGCGGAATATTGTTGTGTAGCTGTACAGTATTTATAGAAGGTTGTTTTCTTTCTATGTTGTCCTTCATGCCCTTTTTCATTTCAGCCATTTAGCCCTCCAACATCCTCTCTTTGTATATCGTTATGGTTCAACTCTACCCAATAAATTTCATAGCAAGTAGTATCTTCAATAGCTTCAAATCTATGATATGTTCCGGGTTTAGCGATTGTCATTTCGCCTGTAGATATAATGGTTTCGTCAACTAGATTATAATCATTCTCATAAATTGTTATTTTTAGCTTTCCTCGTTCTATATAAAACGCATTAAATTTGTGCTTGTGCTGATGCTTAGAGCAAAATCCGCCTTTTTTTGCTTCGATTCTGTGAATCTCAAAGTTAGAATTTTGAAATATTTCTTTGGTTTTTCCCCAAATTTTTCCTTGTGTTTTCATAATTTTCCCAACAAATCAAGTATAAACTTTGAAGGCTCTGTGTCGTATTTATTTTCTTCTATAGTAGGATTTTCAGCGTCTTTCAACATGCACAAAGACGCATCAATCTTATCGTTGTTATGCAGCCAAGCCAACACATCTCTTTCTTCAGAAAATGAATGACAGCCGCTGCCTTGGTTTTTTGATAGAGCAAAACCGTATTCTTCTCCTATTGTTTGCCTAATCTCTTTTTCGCACAAAGTAAAGCCAGAAACATAAATATTCTCGTTGCCGTCCTGTAGACTCTTAAAAATAGTTGAGTAACCTGTTGTAGCCATTTTTGAAAATCTGTGAGGGCTGCCATATTCTCCAAGCATGGCGTTCCACGCGCGCCATTTGTATTCATCTTGATGAAATATAGCATCGAACTTTTCTTTGTTTTCTTGAAAAAAATCGTACCAGTCACTTACAAACTCAGCAGTATAATCGCTTTGATATATGTCTATTATACGCTCTTTGCTAATTGGATTACTCACAAAGTTTTGATATACATGGCTACACATTGCCAGCCTGCCAAATTTAGTTCCATTATTCATGCCGGGACGAGCAAGATTAAATCTATAAACAACATCAAAGCTATCTACAATAGCGTCTAGATTAATGTTTTGGTAGTGCTTATTACCTAAAATTAAAATGTTTTGATCAGTCATTTTTTTTAATCAGTAAGGTTCTTCTTTTTTTGTCGTCTGGAAAAGATTCAACATTTATAAGTAATGTGCAGTCATTTTTTTTAAGTAGACGATCTAATGTTGTCTTAGACATTGTATAGTTTACCGTAGGAAGACCTCCATAAGTCTTATATTCAGTCAAGTAGTCTTCTGTTGAGTGTAATTCCTGTCTGTGTATTATAACATATCCTGACGTATTCTCTAAAACTTTATCAAGCACCTCTATTCCATTGGGCATTTCGCTTAAAAAGCTATTCATAATAATTAAATCAAATTGACTTATGAAACCGTAGTTATCCTCTTGAGCATCGAAGGCTACATAATTAAGCTGTGGACTAGTTTTTTTTGAAACGTTTTCTATCACATGCCCTAGATCGGCCCCGGTATAGTCAAAATTAGGAAATGCTGTAGCAAACTCAGCCTTGCCGCATCCAATATCTAAAACATTTTTACAATTTAAAACAACAAAATCGACACACAGCTTTAATGGTGCAAAGTGATTGCTGATTTGAAGGTGTGGGAAATTAGTCTGCATCATATGGTCAGATATTTCCTCATTGTTCCAAGCGGTTGCATAGTTGCTCATTTTACGAACACCGCCATACCCTTACCGTCTTCTAGACTTATGGTCTCAAAGGTATTTCCTGACTGCTCAGAGAAATCTCTTACCGCCATGTCTACACTTTTAAGAGGACAAACCTTGCTTTCATAATCGTCCACTATCATGATGCCGCCTTCGTTGACGAAAGAAAAACAGTTCATCATATCACGCATCGCATCGTTGTATTGATGACCACCATCGACTAAAACATAATCAACCCCGTCAGGAAAATATTTATTAAAAAATTCAGGATTCAAGCATGATGCAGAGTTTTCTTCTATAAACGTGCAGGTATCAAACTCTTTTTTAATTTCTTCTATTTTATGTCTACCATCCTGATAGTCAAAGTCAATGTCAACAGTAACCATTTGCTTTGGCTTAAATGACTCCAGAATAGCGTAGGTGTGGCGACCTCCCGCAAAGCCAATTTCCAAAACATAATCTGTTTTAAAATTTTTCAGCTTTTCAATGATGAATTGTGCTTGACCTTCGCTAAGGTGTCCAATTTCCTCTGTCCAAAAATCCAGTATCTTTTGATCTACCATCTTATTCTCCTATAAAGTTAAATAGTTTATTTTGTTCTGGTGTCCAGTTTAATTCATTTCTTAATTTCTGCGAAGAGATAGAATATCTGTAGTCTTGACCCATTCTGTTTTCAACAAAGTTTACATGATCCATCCAGTTTTCAATTCCTTTCCATGAGCATATGTTTCTCACAACATCTAGGTTGGTCATGTAATTATAAGCAGAAACATTCCATGTTTGATTTCTTTCGTTGTGACTGCATATTTTATAAATAGCCCTAGCATTATCTTTCACATAAAGCCAATCTCTCACATATGATCCGTCTCCGTGTATGGGTATTTTTTGCCCAGTGTCTATTGAATGAATAATTCTAGGTATTAGTTTTTCTGGATACTGCCTTGGTCCATAGTTGTTGGTGCTTCTTACAATCTGATAATCTATTTGAAAAGTTCTTGCGTATGCGTTTATAAGCATTTCTGCCGCCGCTTTTGTAGCGGAGTATGGATTGCTTGGATTAAGAATACTTCCTTCTGTCTTTTCTCCCTCGTTTACGTCTCCGTAAACCTCGTCTGTGCTTATATGAACAAACAATGGCTTTTCATAAACTTTTGCTCTAAGCAAATTCAATATATTAAAAACACCATCCGTATTGGATTTAAGAAAAACTTTTGGAGATTCTATAGAGTTGTCCACATGGGATTCTGCCGCAAAGTTTACAATTATATCGCAGTTTGGCAAATGATCTATATTACATATATCTTCTTTTATGTGTTTATACTTTGAATCATAGTCCCAAGGTAGTTCGCGATTTGCGGCATAAGTAATCTTGTCTATATCTACAACATAATGCCCTTGCTCTAAAAGCATTTCTACGAAATGACTTCCTATGAAACCCCTACCGCCTGTGACTAGATATATCATACTTTATACCTTAAAAGTTGTTTGTCGAGCTTTTCTTTTAATTTTTCTATGTTTGTCTTAATAATTTCTGGATGTTCTCCTTCAAATTTTTTAGTGCGGCAGACACCTCTGTACGATGGTTTAAACTCATGCACACCGCGATAACGATCTTCTATTTCGTTTTTCTGTTCTTCGTCACCTAGAACCCAAGGCAGATAAACTTCTTGAAAATAATTATCTATACAGTTGTTTCCGCTTAGGTATTCTTTGTAATACTTTAGTTTATTAAACACTTGATCTGGAAAGACGTAGGAGTAGTGATACATTCTAACGCCATGTTTTTCCGCAAGCTCGTTAAAGTCAAGATGCTTTTCAGGCCAAGGATTGTCGATCTTGTGAGCTATCGTCGGCGGTCTATGAGTTGCCCAATATGAACCCGGATAAACTTTTCTAATTCGCATGAACTCTGCGCCTTCTTCAAAACCTCCAAGACATTTGTCAAATCCGCCGTAAAATGTTACGCTTTTAAATCCTACAGAAGTATATCGTTCTGTTTCCAGTAGATTAATAACCTTTTCTATATCTTCTGGTTTAAAAACTTCATCGCAGTCTAAGTTCCAGATGTAGTCTGTTTCGTCATCAAGAAACTCCATATAGGCATTACACTGTTCGTCTTTTTCTGAATACTGAGAGTGAACAATCTTAATCTTGTTATCTGGATCGGGAAAGTTTTCTAATATCTCGTTTGTACCATCCATAGAGGTCGTGTAGCCTTGTTGCTGCCAGTATCCCACTGGACCTTCAGCTATAAGGATTTGATGCGCATATGGATATACAGACGCCAAGGTTTCTTCCAAAACCTGATCGCCATTCAATACAATCATGCCAAAAGTTATTTTCATTTCACCATGTCCTTGTATTTTCTAGTTTTCAGAAAATAATCATTGTAGTAATTGATAACTGCATTATTTGAGTATATTCCACATTGACACCAAGCGCCACTTCTGTCGAATCTATATCCATTATTTTCATAGTCTGGAGTAAACTGTGCAAAGTGTACAAAGTACATTTTTTGTATTCTTTGTTTGTTGTCTATTCCTATATTTAAATTTGGATCTGGGTTCCACTCTACTTCGCTCCCAAGTTCTGCATGTAGATATTTGTATAGACCCATATTCCAAGGTGCGCCGTGACCTATTTCTTCATCTATTACGCAAATGTTTTCTTCTCCAAACATAGGCGCAAAAGCCTCAAGATATTTTTGATCGCCGCAGGTTCCGTATTCTTCAGCCCATTCATTATTGGGATTCATAACGCAGTCTCTCCACCATTTTAGACAGTTATATCCCACATTGTCATTTTTAAAATATATCAGCCCTACATTGTATGCTCCAACATAATCTCCTATTTGATTATGTCTATGTAGCATAATCCCGATACTTTTTTTAGAAAGTTTTTCATAAATGTCTACTACGTTATTATAGAAACATATGTCTGAATCTACATAAAGTAAATCTTCTAAATTTAATTTATTTACTAGATACTCGGAAAAGAAAGAAGCGAGCGCCCAACAATAGGTATTGTCTCCTGAAGGATTGTAGACTGTATTTTCTTTTAGTGTTTTAAAATCTTCTGTTTCTTCTAGCTCTTTCATTTTTACAGCATTGATATGCTCTAAGTTGAGAGCGTCTATGGCGTCGTAAGTTTCTTCGTCCATACACAAGTAATGAAGGGTAAAATCTTGTTTGCAGTTCTCTACCAGTGAATCATAAAGAACCATTCCAAATTTAAAGTAGTTTTTATCAGATAGTGCGCATATATTTATCATTTAGTTTCTTTCCTTATATAAAGTGCATCTCCCCAGCTTTCTGACTGCCACTCAACAGCAATTCTCTCAAAACCAAACTGCTTTACATAAGCGTCTATATCTTCAATCATAGGGCAGCCTTCGTACATCTCGTCTCTATTTACTTCTGCTATTATAATCTGTATTTTATTAAGCTCTTCACCCATACCTTTTAAAACCTCTAATTCGTAGCCTTGAACATCTACATTTAAAAGATTGTGGTTGCTTATATCTACTCCATTTTCTTCTACAAATTTGTCAAATCTTTTTACTTCGATAGATTCTTTTGAAGGAAACGTAACCTCTGGGTGTTCTGTGAGATGTTTTTTGGGCGCTAGAATAGAACTAGAAGCTCCCGCACCATTAGATACGCCGCCCTCTCTGTCAGAGATAAACATACCTACCACGTCTTCTTCTGAACCAAGAGCTACGTTAAAAGCCCTTTCTTTAAATATACATTTAGAATTAACGATGTCAAAGAGTTTTTTTTGTGGCTCAAACAGTATGGTGTTTACTAGCCCCAAAGATCTGTATTGAGTTAGTTCCTCTCCTAAAAAAGCGCCAACGTGTACAGCGCCTGTAATCTTTATGCCGATGTGTTCTTGTACGGCCTGTAAATTAAATATCATTATAGCCCTTTCAAAATATCTATTTCTGTATGTGGACACCTTATATTAGAAAAGTCTAATGCGTCTAAATTAATTCTAGCTCCAGACTCATATTTATCAAGTAATTTTTTTTCATCATAATTAAAGTAATCTCCAGACCTGTTGTTGTGACTATCTTGCACTTTATTATTTGGGCTATTTACTACACAGCTTTGCTCCAGAGCAAACATGCCTGCGGGTATGTCGAAGTAGTATCTTTGCAGCTTAGACTCAAACTCATTAGGCGTTTGCTTCCAGCAGGATTTTTCTCCGGGTATTGCTGTGCGGGAGTAGTGCTTGTTTAAAAATTCAAGCTCTATGCAAAATTCTAGCATTGTGTCCCTTTTAAATATATGACCATCTACAGATAAAGGGTATGCCCAATAGCCGCCTGTGGGTATGCTTGTCCTGTTCCACGCTATAAATGGCGGGGTATTAAAAACCTCTCTAGGCATGTTATCATCTCTAAGCACCCCGTCACCATAGTCCCTTTGTGTTGTGTTTGCTCCTATTCTGAGACTTAGGCACGACGCATAAGCATCGAAAACATCATCTAATTGGTGACTATTTATGTCTACTTTTCGATAGACAATATTATCATCAGTAAAGAAACAAACATATTTATAAGTTGATGCGTCGATAATCGCTAGTATGTCTAAAAACAAGGAGTATGACTGCTCGTAAAAAGAAACGTTCGGATGTTCTCTTTTCAAATTTTCGTAGGACTCTTTATACTTCTTGTCCGATGTTTTGTATATTACTATCACATCGTTGCAGATGTCAAAATTTTTACCTATTGTGTTTAGCGTTAGATCTAGTTGAAGCGGTCTATTTTTACTGAATATGATGGAAGTAATCAACAAACTTTTCCTTGTTTTTATAGTACCAGCTTACTGTATCATGTAGCCCTCTATCTAGTCCTGTTTTAGCTTCAAATCCTAGCACTTTGTTTGCTCTGGATGTATCTAAACATCTTCTTGGTTGACCATCCATACCGTTGGAATTAAAGACAATATCACCTTTAAAATTCATCATGTCGGCTATCTTATGCGCAAGTATGGAAATACTGCACTCTTCACCGGTTCCAACGTTTATTGGATGTGGTGTTGTGTCTATCTCTACCGCTTTTTTTATAGCTGTCGCACAATCGTCTACATAAAGAAACTCTCTACTAGCCTCGCCCGTTCCCCATAGGTTGACTTCTGTTTCACCGTTATCAATAGCCTTATCAATCTTTAATATAATCGCGGGTATGACATGGCTAATCGCGGGATGAAAATTATCATGCGGCCCATACATATTTACAGGAATAAGATTTGTGCAGTTAAGACCATACTGAGAGTTGTATGCAATCAACATCTCCATCAAAGCCTTTTTAGCAACTCCATAGGGCGCGTTTGTTTCTTCAGGATAGCCATTCCAAATATCATCTTCTTTAAATGGCACGGGTGTAAATTTAGGATACGCGCAGACAGTGCCAACCATAACAAATTTTTGAAGTTTTCCATACTTTCTGGCTGTTTCTATGAGATTCATACCCATGACTAGATTCTCATACATGAACAGGCCGGGATTTTCTTTATTTGCACCAATTCCACCAACCCTAGCTGCTAGATGGACAATCGCATCTGGCTCATGTTCTTTGTAAAGATAATCAACCTGTTTTTGATTTGTAAGGTCGTACTCTCTCTTTCCTCCAAGAGATACAACATCGTAGAAGAAATTGTCTTTTAAAGCCTTGTTTACAGCCTTGCCAAGAAAACCATTTCCACCCGTGATAATAATTTTACTTTTCAATTTAATGTACCCTCGTAAGCTTCCAAAATTCCATTAGCTATATCGCTGTATCCAAACTCTTTCATCATAGTTGCAATTCTATGAAAGCCTGTATGATTTTCGGCAACAAACGTTTGACCGCGCTGTGTGTGTAAACTTCTTTCATGTTCGGCGTTTTTGTAATGTTCAACCTTTTCTCTAAAGTCCTCTGGAGAATCTGCGATTACAATACCGTCACCAAACATTTTGTATCCTTCTACATTATCACTAATACAGAAGCCGCCTGCATATAGAATTTTAAATATTCTTTCATTTACATCTATGCCGTACACTTGAGCATGAGGCTCGCTTAGATTGGGACATATTTTTGCAGATCTGAATAGATTCTTAACATTTTCATCTTCTATAGGACCGCAGTATTGATTTACGGGCCACACCTGATTCCCAAATATTTTAACGTTGTATTTGCCAACAGGGTATAATAATGGAAATAGGTATTGGTCAATCACTTGCCCCTTGTAAGGCCAGTAACCCCCAACAAATCCAATATCACACTTTAGATTTTCATCAACGTGCGAGTTGCCGTATGCGGCTGTGTCCGCACACATCATAAGCGAAACGGGCTTTATTCCTATTGAATTAAAGTGATTGTGCGTTCTTTGTATATCTCGTTCGTTGTAATGGATATGTACAAAGTCTGGTTTGCCTGTTGTTTTCTTTAGTTTTTCTAGAGTTCTCACCTCTTGTTCCGTAACCGTTAAGATATTAAATCTGCTACGGTCGATCTCTTTTGTTTGATCTCCCCAGTCTCCAGCCCTAAGACCAACCTTTAAATGAGGTCTTTCAGCAATGCATTTAAGAGTGGCCTCATCTAAATTATAAGACTGCCCTAAAAATATATCCGGTTCAAAGTTATCAAACATATCAAAAGCTGGAACTGTTTTGTAATCCCACAGTGCAACCTGATGTCCCGTTGCGGCGAAAGCGTTTGCCCAAGACATTCTCTGAAAATAGTGAGCGTGTAGTCCGTCACTACATATTAAAATTTTCATCATTTAAATCCTTAATGCAGTCTATTTCTAATATCTTGGATTCCTTTTGCTCAAAGCATTCAAAAGATCCACCTAGTTCTATAATTTTATTTATCACTTCAAAAGATAGCATCTTTTTGTCTTTTTCTTTAAACTTTAAAAATATAGATTTTAGTATCTTTAGCTCTTTTCCAGTCATGTAGCATATCTGACACCATTTTTTTTCAAGCCCGTATGAAAGTACAGATATTTTATTTTTGCTTATTGTTACGCCCACCTCTTTTTCTTTTATGCTATTAGTGCCATCAATAACTAAAAAAGACTTTGAAAAATCTGCATTTTTAAATGTAGACGGTGTAAAGTATATATCGCCATGAACAAACAAAACATTTTCATTTACACAATTGTTTAGGCCAAGCCTCAAGCTTTCAGAATTGTTTGTAGTATTGAAAAGCTGATTTTCTACTATTCTAAGATCATTTTTATTTTTTCTTATTATCTTGTCAATATGCGCACCAAACACGCCCACTATTTCTACATTTTTAAATACTTTTTTTATCGTTTGCGTTTGCCAGTCAATTAAATGCTTGCCTTTTAACTGTATTAGACTTCTAGGCTCGCTAGACTTTATCTTAGCCCCTATGCCAGCAGAAAGCACGATAACAGAAACTTCTATATTGCTAGTATTTTTTTTGATACATATTGTTGATCTGCTCAAGTCCTACTCCCAAGTATTTGAGCATTTTGAATAAATATTTCTGGGGTCATTTTCATTGATTGATTTTGGCCTGTTTCATTGACTACAGAAAGAGGCTCAGGAATATGACACATAATGCAATAATTTGAAAGTCTTAGCCACAAATCATAATCTTCTGTACATCCAATAAAACCTTGACTAGCAGGACCATGAAGCCTGCTGTCATAAAATTCACCATTTGGAAGCCTAACTGCTTCAAGGTATTTCTTTTTAATAAGCGAATTGCTATGTACAATACACCTATTTAAAAGATCGTTTCTGCTGTATTGAGGTTTAAACTCATGTTTGATGTAGGAGTTATGACCAAAAGTTCTATGTATCTCATAGTCACCATAAACAACACCAACCTCGTCATATTCTACCAGTTTATCAACAAATTTTTGCACCTTTGTAGGCTTATATTCGTCGTCTGCGTCCAATACGCCAATAATATCGGCCCAATCCCAGCACATCCCTATGGCCGTGTTACGAGCCACACTAGCGCCAGAGTTCTCGATCCTCTTAACATAGACATTATCTTTATTGTCTGCATACTTTGATATTTTTTCCCAAGAATCATCAGACGATCCGTCATCAACCACATACAGGCGAAGCTCACCTTCGTATGTTTGATTTATTATGCTCTCCATGCCGCCAAGAATGAAGTGTCCATAGTTATAATTTGCACAGATAATAGCAACTTTAGGAAGCATCTATATCACTCCAGTCTAAAATTGAGTTATTGTTTGTATCTAGGTCTTTTACCTTTTCTAAAAACGGCCTGTGGTCCATGTTATTTTCATCCCACTGTTTTACACCATTTCCATTAACATATTTAAAAAGAGAACACTGAAATAAAAGTCCATTTATACCATCATAAGGCAAGACTACGGATAGTCTTTTCATTTGTTTATTGATATGATTATCTATATTTTTTAATAGATTGATATCAATATTTTGACCGGATGTTGTAACATAAAGCCACCCATTTAACGCTAATCTAAATGCTTCGTCTATTATTCTCATTTTATCTTCATGCTGTATCAATAGCTGTAGCACATGGGTCGTTGTTTCATCTTGGTCAAAATAAGATAAAAGCAACTCAAGGACTTCTTGACTATATTCCACTTTTTCTGTGGCAACGATAACATATCTAGCCACATTGTCTGTTTGATTTTTTATGTCTTTTAGAGTTTCCTCAAGAAGCTGTATCGCAGACGGCTTTGATGTGTCTAAATAAATCAAAAAACCAATTCGGGGTTTTATTTCCGTGTTTACGGTTTCTACTGGGTTGGTAGCCTCTTCATACGATAGTCTTTTAACCCACTCAACCGGCCTGAAGGCATTACAAAATCTAGACAGAACGGTGTACTTTAAGCCGTCTGTACCAGCGCGTTTTGAAACGCCAAGCTTTTCGATTCTGTTTAATGTACATCCACACTGTGTTCCATTATCTAGTTCTGAAAAAACACATCCTTCACAGTTTGTTTCTATCATTTGACCCTCCTTCCTTTTATCACAAACATGCCCTGCTCGCTATCAATAAACTTTTCTTCAATTTGAATACTGCCTGAGATCTTAGGTTCGACAAATTCTATATTGAAAGTAGAGCATGTAGATTTATCTGTAAAAATAAAATCATTAAGCTGCTCCATTGTTATCTCATTTCTAGTGTATTTCAAGCACAACAAATCTATATCTTTCTCTATGATGGTGATAGATGCGCCAATTCTTAGCTTACTAAAAACTTTTTTAATTACGCTATCAATATCCGACAAAGAAAACTCAGATAAAAAACAATCGCAAATTATAGATCTTGCTTCGCTATCTAGCACTGATTTATCAAAGCTAAATATATCTGAAACATGTGTATAGTTTTCATTAGGGCAGTTTTTACTAGAGAGATATATGTTCATGTTATCACCTGTAAGAGTCTATTGTTTTTTCAAAAAGTGTATTCCAGTCTTTTGCATATCTTACTACATTATATTTTTCTTTAACTGTATGCTTTGCGCTTTCGCCTAATTTTTTTGCTATATCATCATTTTGTAACAAAAGCTCTAAGTAAGACCTGAGTTCGTTGGGGTCGTTTGAAATCAATCCGTTTACCCCGTGATCAATAATTTCTGGTATCATGCATGTTGCTGTTGAAACCACTGCGCATCCACAAGCCATAGCCTCCAATAGAACGCTTGGAACCGGCGAGTGCAATGATGTATTGTAAAATATTTTTGATGAATGATATATTTCTCTTAAATGTTCTGTTGACCTTGCAGGCTCAGAAAATCCGGGACTTTTACCGAAGACTTTTACCGGTAGCCCTTGGGCTGTCTGTTTCCATAAATTAAATCCGCAACACCAGTCTCTATTAGGCCAGTCATTTACAACAGAAAGGCAGGCATTATCTCTTTTTAGTGGCTGTTGATCAGACCAGAAATCTATATCCATGCCATGCTCTATGACAACAGCATTGTCTTCATCGTACATCCAAGCTTTTTTGCTATATTCAGATATAAACACAACCCTGTCCATGCAGGAAGACCAAGATTTTTTAAATTCCTGTATTTGAGGATCTAGCGGCATTGTAACATTCGGCAATGTGTGTACCAAGACGACAACTGGTATATTTAAATCTTGGCTTAGTGATTTTGCAAGCTGGGGATTGCTAGCCATATGCCATAAGATCAAGTCGAAATTAATATCATTTGGAATCTCTGATATTATATTGTAATTTTCTGGCACATCTCCATAGTCGGTGTCCCATTTTTTTTCAGATACCCCTTCTAGAGAATAAAAATTATGCCCACTTTTGCATATGTTTTGTTCGCATCTTTCGTGTGCGCAATAAGTTAATATATTCAGCTTGTCTTTTTGAGAGCATCTTCTCAGAATATTTCTTATTGTTTTTTGATTAGCCTTAGCTATCATTAAGTATTTCCTTTATTTTTTTTCCTACGTTTCTGTGCGAATATTTACTTGCTTGTTCGTAGCACTGCTGTTTTATTTGTTCTGTATTTTTTCTGTTTTCAAAAGCTTCTCGCATTTTTCGTTGCAGATCTTTGACACTTATTTCTTTCCAGTCGCTATTTGCAGTATATAGATTTCCTAATGATTCCACCCCGCCAAAGCAAGGCTCGCTATGTGATTCTACTGAGCCTCCTGTGCAAAACTCTTCCAAGGCAATACCGCTCGTAAAAAGAGAAGGAACTCCAGCGCTCATCGCCTCTAGCGCCGGTATACAAAATCCCTCGCCCCTGCTAGGCATAACAAAGCAATGACACTGGCTTAGGACAGAGATATAATCTTTTCTGTCAAGCCTCCCGCATATAACCACTTCTTCCTTATAATTATTTCTTAACTTCAATCCTTTCTTTATCGAATCACAGTATTTCTTAAAACTTTCTAGATTAGTGTTGGATGTTTTTATAAAAAGGTTTACAGGCTCTCTTTGTGTAAACTCTGAGTGGAAAGCTTTAATTAAAGCCTTAACGTTTTTTCTTTCTATGAACTCTCCAATAAAACCAAAATTAAAAGTGTTCAAGAGTTCTTGTATTTTGTTACCGTTGGTGTTTTGTTTATAACACTCTACATCTAATGAGTGTGGCACAATGTTTACTTTTGAAGTAACGCCACTATTAATACAGGAATCTTTACTATACTTTGACGGAACCCAAACTTCATCCATAATATTTAGATTTTTTTGCCAGCCAGAATCTTTAAAATTTTCAGACTCCGTTGCCACAAAGCCTATATTTTTAAAGTTGCTATTGTAGGTATAATTAACCGGAAGAGTGTGCTGAACACAGACATCACAACCCTTGCTGGTTTTTAGCTCTAGTTGTTTTATCCTCTCTGGTACTTCACTGTCTCCATTATTATAGGTTATTGCCCTTGGAACAACCTCAATGCCAGCGCTATCCATAGCCAAGATATTATTTATAGCAGCATCGCCCCATCCTGTGCCGTCTTTGTAGTGTCCTATGTACAATACTTTCATTTAATCCTTCCTTAATGCTTTTACAGCATCGCCACAAGTAATTCCATCTGAAAATAGGTGCTTATGCTTGTCGAAAATCTCTTCGCTAACATACCAGTCTTCTATTGGTTGATTATCTTCTATGCCCACGCCGCCGAACAAAAGTTTATACCCAAAAGATTTAAATTTATCTCTAGACTGCTGAGTTGGTTCTTTCATATGGTCGCCAAAGTAGCAATTAGTTTCATATGTTATAACATCAAATCTATATTTGTCAAAATCAAAATCCTTAAATACTTTTTCTTGAGCATCATCAACATCTATAGAAAGATATGTGCATTCAGTAGGGCAGTCATATTCTTCTAATACTTCGTTAACATTTTTTTCTAAAAGGTCAGCACAGGATAAACAGCACCGCCTAAACTCAACAACAGAGTTGTACCATCTTTCATCATAGTCTATAGCTATTCCTTTCCATCCAAGTTTTTCTAGGTTGAATGTATTACTCATGGCAAGCGAGTGATAAAATTTTTGTTCTGGCCCGCCTATACCGGCTCCAATATCTACAAAAAATCCATCTGTTTTCTTGCCTAGTACATAATAAACAAACGCATCTTGAGAAAGCTGGCCTAATGTATGTATTTTATTCATTATTTGATCCTGTTTGCATCATTTGCACCCTTAATCCTTCCCATTGGTTAATTTGATTTCTAAAATTAAGCATTTCTTCATAAGCTTGCTGTGGGCTAAAGGGAATTACAGAATTGAATGTTTTAACATGAGACTCGTTAAAGTAAAAATCCTTACTAATATTTTCACACCTATATGCAAATGTTATATCTCTGACAAGCCTTCTCCACAGATATTCGTTTTTCCATTCGGGCTTGCACAAAACATAATCAAACAAGTAATTAACAACGTCCACTGGATTTGTAAGATTGCTAGGTACTCCATTTGTGTTTGGCTGTTTTATATTTGGGGGCGAAAGCCAAGTTTCTGACAGGTCTTTAAGTTCAATTTGTTTTATCCTTTTCGCCCAAGCGTCTGCGGCTTTATCCCAAGTATAGTTGGAAATAGCATTTTTTCTGATTCTCTCGCCCTCCTTGGCGAAAAAATCTTTGTCCGACTCATAAGACTCAAGCATTTTTAACATTAATGCTACAAAAACATCGTTGTCAGGAATCGCCCTATCACATCCAGTTTCACATTCCTTGCTAAATGCCAAAGGTTTTATTCCATATCCACCAATGTTATCTATAACTGATTGCATTGCAGAGTAGTATGTTGAAATTACTGGCAGCCCACACTGCGCAGCTTCTAACTGAGGCATACCAAAGCCTTCGCTGTTTGCATACTGAACATAAACGTCGAATAGGTTATATATCTTAGATAAGTCTTGTTCAGATATAGAGTTATTAATACCAACTAGACTATTACTAAAAGATTTACACTTGTCGCAAATACAAACAGAGTTTTGAAAAAAGTTTACTGAAATGTGGCCGCAAGCTTTACACCTGTATGTCATCAAAACCCTGTTAGCCAATCCGCTATCTTGAATAAGGCTAGGAATTTCCCACCCAACATCTGGATAATATGTGTGCAGATAGAGATATAGGTTTGGGTTGTTTGATGCGGATAGTATTTTTCTAAAAGATTGTAATAGGTCGGGATATAGTTTTCTTTTTTGGTTTCTCATCACCGTGCCTATTATAATGCTATCGCTAGACACACCCATACTCTCTTTGTGCTGCTGCTTGTTTTCAACAGGGCTAAAGCTTTGACTAGCGGCTGGAGAAGCTATGTCCGTAAACTTAATAGAATCGCATTGGGACAGCAGCGTATCTCTTCCAAATTCAGAATAAGTAAACACAGAGTCGGCAGAGTTATAAGTGTTTATCCACTGCTGATTTTGTGGCGAAGCATCCACTGTTGGCATGATAGCCCAATGAAAGAAATCTCTAAAAGGGGACCGTTGTTCAAATTCAAGCATCCACCAGTCACGTATATCCATTACAATATCCGGCTTAAAATCTAATAAGACGTGGTTAAAAGCCTGATCTCCAAATTGAGCGCTGGGATTCTGACTGTAAGAATCATACGCTGGATCGCTTTTCAGGGGCTTATTTGGATAGCATTTCCAAGGTGTTTTTTTTCCATTCTCATCTAAGGCATCGGCATAACATGCCAATTCAGCCACTTCAAGACCGTCTATTTGATTAAGTCTAGATAAAACTTCTTTAGTGTATACAGAATATCCCGTACTCATCCAAGAAGCTTCAGAGACAAATAATACTTTTTTATTTCTCATTTATTTTCCAAAGGGTGGAATTTTTCTTTATTGAAGATTCTAAAATTATTAACCCTAAAATACACACTTGGAGAGTTGTTTTTATGAAGCGAGTCTCTTGCTGTACACTCAACTGCAACCAAGTCGCCTACAGATAGTCTTTGAGATATAGTTAAAGCCGCCGTGTCCCAAGCCTCGAATAAAAAAACTTCTGTAGCTCTAGTCTTTTGACCGTTTTTATTTTTCCTATATTCCTCTATCTCTAAGTAAAATTCTGACTTGCTTACACCCCTCTCGGTTTTTATAATATTTACAGGCTCTCTAAGCCTACCAATAAAGTAGCAATTATTCATAATATCCTTTCAAACCTGAACAACTTTATTTACTATTATGGAGCCTTTTTCTTTTTTAGATGTTTCAGCATTTACAAAAATGGTGTTACCCTCTATCAAAAGATGCTTATATTTAGTATACGTTTCTGGGAAAATAGTCACGGAGTCTAGTTCTCCACTAGAATCCTCTAGACACAAGAAAGCCATTTCTTGGCCGGGATTTTTTCCTCTTTTAGTTTTGTACACCCTTACTGAATTTAAAACAACAGACAGGCTCACTTTACCTTTTATAGTAGAATTTGATACATCTTTGCACATATTAGTTGAAATATTTATCATATCTGCTTTGCTACAAGTTAATGCACAGCCAAGATACTTTATTTCTAACTCTGCGATTGATGCAGAATCATCATCCAAGCTAAAAAATGGTGATGTTAGGGATTGCTCTATTCCAGAAACAACATCTAGTCTTTTTGAGTTAATTTTTGTCCATGTTGGCAAACCCTGAACACACTCAGCCAATGTCATTTGGCTTTTATAGTTGTCAGATATGCAATCTTTTTCTCTTGGAGACAGAGAATTCCAGCTATCATAATCATATAGCATTTTTTGTCTTGAAATTCTATTATTGGGTCCGTTAAAACACCCTACAGATATCATAGCGATAACTGCTCTTTTATTAATTTTCTTTTTATGTATGGCTTTTACCAAGCAGTCCATCCAAGTAAATTGAGAAATATCTTGTTCCTGTTTCAACTCTTCTATTTTTTCACACTCTTTCACACCAACATTCTTGATATGCCTAAGACCAAAATGTATTGTATCATTTTTATATAGAAAGTTTGTATACATATTGTTTAATCTTGGGGGATATGTCTCTATATTCTCCCTTCTTGCGTCCATGATTAACTGTTTAAGTTCTATTTCTGGCTTTGGCTTTCTGTCTGAGCGATTCATATAGCTGATGTAAAATTTTTCCAGCCTATGACATTTGCAGTAAGCGCTCCAGTATGCGTCAATCGCATAAGATACCGCATGGCTCTTATTAAAGGCGTAGCGATTAGACTTTTCAATCCAAGAAAATATTTCTTCTGCAACCTCTTTGGTTACAATCTCTTGTTCTTCTGCGCCTTCCAGAAAAGATTTTTTAACCTCTTCCATGAGTCCTGCTTTCTTCTTGCCGATTGCTTTACGCAGCGAGTCTGCTTCTTTTAGATCAAATCCTGCAAGCTGTTGGGCTATTTTCATGCTTTGCTCTTGGTAAACAAGAACGCCATATGTTTCTTTTAGGATAGGCTCTAAAGACTCATGCGGGTAATCAACAGCATCTATGCTCTTTTTTCTGTCGGCATAGTGTTGCGTCATAGATTTACCCTCGGTGTATGCCTTCAGACATCCCGGCCTGATCAGAGAAATTAAAGCGGCTAGTTCACTTATAGATCTTGGCTGAACTTCTTTAGCCCATTTTTTACCAAGGTTTGATTCTAACTGAAAGACACCTTTAGTTCGTCCTTCACAGATTAAGTCCCAAGTTTCTTCATCTTCAAAATTATTAATATCAAAATTCAATCTTGTAACCCTTTTCTTTTCTGTTGAGCTTTTTTAGAGTTAAAACCGTTTGTTACCCACTGCAAGTTTTCCACTCTGTAGTCTGACTTATCATCGTTTATGTGATCTACTTCTAGTTTTTTAGAGGTGTCGTCATTTTCTATAAACGCTAATGCTACTAATCTGTGCATAGCTATTACAACTCCACCTAAACCTATACATGGATACTGATTTCTCGTAGTGCTTACTGATAATTTTTTACCTTTTGCCCCTATCACATATGGAAAACCACCAGTATTCTTATAAAGAAAATACTTACCAGAATCAATAGAGTTTAACTTAGAGATCATAATATTAGATTTTCTATGCATTTCTCTGTCTCCGACAAAGTTAGCCTTTATTTTACTAATATCAATTACATCTTCATCAGAAACTTTATGATTTGCTACTTCTGGTAGTTCAAACAAGGTTAGTTGTTTTAAATTCATACGTAAATATCACCATTAGCAAAGGTTTTTTCAAACTTAACCTTGTTTAAAAGGGTTCGCTGTAGCTTCAAAAACTTTATCATTATATTTGCTGTGTCTTTAACATCTTGCAGTGCATCGTGAGCATTTTCCTTGCTAGCTTGACTCATTCCAAAGTAGTCTCTCAAATAATCCATGCCGTATTTTTTAACATCGTGATTATTTTCAAACCAACAGTAGATGTGCTGCATCATATCTATTGTAAAAATAGGATTGAATATTCCTTGGGTTCCACGTTTAGAATTTGTAGGACCAAATTGCTGACACATTCTTTCCACGATGGGCATGTCGAAACCATTGATGTTATAACCAGCCGCGATTGGAACGTTCCAAGAGTCCTTTTTCCAGTTATACTTATCGCAAAATTGTGCAAATTTATTCCAAACCGTTTTAAGCGGTGGAGCTTTTGCTAATTCGTCTCTTGTTTTTCTTGTGATTCTGAGCGCGTCATCTTCTAGCGGCGCAACGCCAGCTTTAATAGCCTCGTCGTCGTCTATAATTGGCCTTATTTCACTATTAAAGAACCCTCCGGGCTGTAGCTCTAGCTTCCTAGCGTGGATCGCTACGGCGGCAATCTGTGTGGGCTGACAGGTTCTTGGGTCTGCGCTTCCGGTCTCAAAGTCAAAAACTATAATGTCTCTATAATTAGCCATCTTATTTCCTTTTTAAAAGTTTCATAAATTCTCTAACAGCCTCATCTATATTCTTATAAATCGCATAATGGTTGTGCTTGTCAGACCATACCTGATATTCATTACCACTAACCATTCTAGGGTTTGTGTTTGCTAAATTGCATATAGAAATACCTTTATAGTCAATAGAACATCCAGAAAAAATAACAGATTTATAGTCATCTTCAGTAGCAGTCATTTTTACTCCTTGCAAATTTCCATAATTTTAGATAAAAGATCAATTCCCAAAACATCAAATTTTACATGACCCATAGATTCTAGGTCGTTCATTTCTAATCCAGCAATCATATTGCCAGACTTGTCCAAAACCATCGGACAAACAGTTGACAGGGGATGTTTAGATATGATAACTCCTGCGGCGTGTTTTCCCTGAGATTTGTTTGTTCCCTCTATTTTTATAGCTTGTTCAAAATAATGAGCCAGTGGCCCGTCCAAGTTTCCATCCTTGTCATAATAGCACCAGTTTCTTAAATTATCTGCTTCATTTTCTAGCGACCATCTAATTATAGACTTGTCATCCATAAGCTCTAGTTGATCAGAAATTTTTGCTTCATCAGGTATGCTTTCTGTTATAGTGTTCATTTCTGAAAATGACACAGCATCGCTAATTCTTAAAACCTCTTTGATCGCAGCACGTCCTTGAAGTTTTCCAAACGTAATCATCTGTGAAACTTTATCAACACCATACTTTTGCTTGATGTAATCTATAACTTCGTCTCTATGTTCTGCCGGAACATCCATGTCAACATCAGGAAGCGATATGTAGTCCTCAGTATTTCTTCCCTCGTTGTAAAATCTTTCAAAAAGAAGATCGTACTCGATAGGATCAACCTCTGTTATTCCCAAAAGATAAGAAATTAAGCAGCCAGCAGCAGAGCCTCGTCCCGGTCCAGCCAACCAACCACATTTTTTTACATAATTTACAATATCTTGAACAATTAAAAAGTACCCGCTAAGATTTGCTTTAAATATAACCTCAAGTTCAAGCTTGACCCTTTCAAGATACTGCTGTTTCTTTTCTGGGTTTGAAACTTTTCCCGCTTTGCCAAGCTTTGCTTTCCATCCATCACGACAAAGCTGTTTTAAATACTCATTGTTGTCATAGCCCTTTGGCACATCAAACTCTGGAAGCATTGGCTTTCCTGTGATGTCGTAGTCTTCACAGTCTATTAGTGCTTGATGAAGTTTTTTTTGCGCTTGTGGAACTGCTTTTGGTTTCTTTAGATAGAAAGAATCCGTAGTAAAAAATATTTTATTATCAAAGTCTTCGCCTTTTTGAATTTTGCTATTTACTTTTGGTATTGTTGTTTTCATTCCAGAGCATAGCAATATTCTATGTAGATCCGACTCATCTTTTGTTACATAATATACAGAATCCTTATCGTAGTTGTAGCAATAATAATTATTAGACCATAATTTTCTATGCGAGCTATCTGATTTTGGTGTTACAAAAATTACGTTTTTATTCTTTGCCACGGTTTTCAAGTCATCTATGGTTTTTTCACTAGATGAATATTTAATCAGATCCAACCATCCGTTTTTATTTTTTGCTATAAGCAGAAAAGACTCTGTATCATATCCTATGATGGGTTTAATACCATTATCTTTACAAGCCTTACTAAAATCTACAGCGCCAGACAGGGTGTTTATATCAGACAATACGCAAAAATCATAATTATATTCTACGCATTTTTTAGCCAATTTATCGGGTTTACAAAAACCCCTCAATAAACTAAAGTGAGTTTTACAATTTATAGGTGCAAACATTCTTTTATCCAATGGTGTCAACTGCTTTTTTCATTAGGGTCGCCAAGCCCTGTGGGTTCAATATTTTTTCATTGTATGTATTTATAACTTTTGTAAATCTATTTAGCACTTCTTCGTCTTGCAAAGAATTTAGTATTGTCTCCATTTGGTCTTTCAAAAACGGCCATTCTGCAAAAACAATAGGTGCGTTTTGATAGTACCAAAATTTTGGAAGCTTATTTACCACAGGAATGCATCCCATTTTTACGGCTTCAAAAAACCTAAAGGTTTCTGCGGAAAAAGCTCCATGTGGACAAAGACAAAGCTTAGAGTTATTTAAAACATCTAAATACTCCTGATGATCTAACCCTGTTCCAAATGCGCTAGTATATTTTACATAACAATTAAATTTATCTCCATGATTTTTTATCAATTTATCTAAATTTCTTTTGAACATATCCCTAGTTCCAGTATGGGGAATCTGTCCAATAAAACAAAAATCATACTCTCTATCCTGCAACGGTTTTATCTCTTCAACCATTGATTCGATATCATTTATAAAATACCCTGCTGGAGCGGGAAATATTTTTTTATGTGGGCTTGGATAACCCCAGCTATCTAGCGGAGCATAGTGCTGAAACACCATCGCAACTCTTTCATGCTCAATGTAATCGGGCATATCGTGAGTTTCTCTTGATGTGGAGAACAGTATGTTTATCTTATTGTCATTAGGTATATTACATAACTGGCTTTCGTATTTTACAATAATTCTAAATCTATCACTTATCATAGATGCTAAGTGTGTAGCAACATCAAGAGTGAATTTGTTACCGCTATCAAAGTCTTTTTTAATATCTACTAATTGTGCCATTATCCGGGAGCCTCGTAATATCCTATATTAAATCCTTCTTTTGTGCATTCTTTTACGGTTTCATCGTGACCTATAGAGTAAAGCCTTTTTTCAACATATTCACACATAGTAGTATTTGTTCCCGGCCATTTGTTTTTATAGAAATGACAAAGCTTTTGACATCTAAAATCTCTACGACTACTATTGATCGGCTTGGGCTTGATGTTGTCTTGAATTTCTTGATATCTTTTTTTAAGCATTTCTAGAAATCTATCTTGGTCTGATTTATCAAAGCACATGCTAAACGGTCCACCATCTCTAGTGAAAAATATTGACATAATCGCTTGGCTGTAGTTGGGATAAAGCTTAGATATAGCATAATTATACAACAGCAATTGTGCATCGTCAAGCAGTTTTTCGTAAGTTTTTTCTTCGCCAGTAGCCCAATTTTTTCTCTGTCCCGTTTTCCAATCTATAACTTCTATGATGTCATCGTCTACTTTTGTTACAAGGTCTATAGTGCCTTTTATAGCCAAGTTCCCTTCTATTACTTTTCCATCCGGCATTTCGTATTTATACTTAGCCCAATCTTCTTCTATTGGTATGTCAAACGTTGGCTCTGTGTCAACTATGTCTCTATTTCGTGGATCAAACTGACCGTTATTGAAAGATATAGCTGCGTCCACTTGCTTTTGACAAAATTTAAAATCCGCAGGGTAATACTTGTGATTATCAGATGATGTGTAATAATCATAACTAGACTTTAGCAAATCAGCAACAAATTTTTTTGTATTAAGCTTTTTAGGCGTAAACTCTATCTCACCAATCGCATCGTCATTAATAATTAATTTTTTTTCATCTGGCTTTTCTTGTATTTCCTTTTTGCAGGCAGACATGCATTCCATTACCTTGTGGCAAGCTGTCCCTAGCTGCGCCTTTTTGCCAGACTCCGATCTATGACCCAGCACGTAGGTCAAAAAGTATTGCATCTGACAGAAGTCATAATTGCCGTAGCTTGATGACCTTATATATGTTACTATCATGTTAACCTTTTATTTGATGTATACCTCCAACTAATTGCCTTTCTTCATTAGGCTTTTGGGGGCGCGGTTGTAACTCTTCTCCAAGCCAGTTCCAGCTTTTTAAAGCTTTAATTATTTCTTGATTTGTTTCATTAATTGACATTTTAGTATTATCTATAACACAATCAAAACCTTTGTAAGAGTCGAGTTCAGTTTCGCTCTTGTGATTGTCTTTGGATGACTTTCTGGTTAGCCTAACAACTTTTCCGCCAGCATCTTGCACTGCTTTAATTTCATTTTCAAATCTCACATCATCTATCACTGCTATTAGCGGAGACTCTGAATTAATTGCTCTTATCAAACTCTCAGACCATATGTCTTCATACATATGTCTACATATTTCTGTTCCAAAAAATTGCAAAAACTCTCTTGCTGTCATTCTTCCTTTTTTCTGACTTGTTCTTTTACCGCTTTTGAGGATGGGCATGTCTTCCCATCTTAAATGCGTTTTTGTATTCTTGTCAAAATCACTTCCGTTTACCTGCTCAGGTCTAATTCCAAACAACTCAACAGCAATACTTTTTAACGGATGTGCAAATGAATATTTCTTAACAAAGGGCCACATGTGATATGATGCCCAGTCAGCGAATTCATCATCTGTTCTTGATATGTCTAGCTTAGAATATACAGGCTCTTGATCAGACGAACCGTTTGTTTCCACCAATAGATTGCCTTCCTTTGTTAAAGCATAGTTTTGTATAACATGAAAGGATTTTAACTGATAGCCATGAATAAAATTTGTATGGGTGCTTTTTCCCGATTGTTTTTTACCTGAAAATGCTAGTATTCTTGTCATGATTAACCTATATTTGTAAAGAAAGTTCTTTTTGAAGCGACTGTATAGACATGTCGCCCACGTCCTTAGTGTCAAGTTTTGGTCTTGTGTAGTTAAATCTTCTGCCACATTTTTTTATTATCTGTTTAGCTGCTTTTTCTCCAGCATCATCATAGTCTGTAAGCACTACTAGATTCATTACTCCAAGCTCTTCTAGTATTACTAACTGATTTTCATTTATTGCAGATCCAAATATGCTTATTGAATTTTTATATCCAGCCTCATGCATTCTCCAGACATCGCCCTGCCCCTCAAGTATAAAAGCTGTCCTGCTCTTTATTATGGCTTCTTTGGCAATATTCAACCCATAAAGATAATCTTTTTTAAAGCCTTTGCTGTTGAGCCATTTTGGTTTTATTTTGTCATTAATTGATCTGCCAACGCAAGCTACATACAAGCCATAGCCATCATATATTGGAACAACTGCTCTATTAGCCATAGGCTTGCTTGCGTCTAAACAGTCACCAACATCAAAGGTTTCAAGAACTTCTTTAGAAAAGCCTCTATCTAAGTAATATTTAGAAGGTATATTTAAAGATTTTTTTATAGTATCTCTATCTATACTCTGTTCGCTTTTTTTAGAAGTTTTTAAAAATACGTCTGTAAGCTTGCACTGAGTACCAATATCGTCATGATTTGATCTCTTGTTGGTTGGTTTTTTTATGCTTGAGCAAAACTCATAAGTTTCATTTAGTGTTGCCGGAGATCCTTTTTTTGCGCCCAAGCAGGCTCTTATAAATCCAAATATATTATTTACATGGTCGTGATGACATCCTGCTGTCCAGCATTGCCAGTTGCCAACTACAGATTCTGAGTCTGTGTATATAGTGCATCCGTCTTCTTTGTCGCCGCCGTGTATCGGACAGGGAAAAGCATACCTATTAGGATGCTCTTCATAATCATCAATCCCTAACCTTTCCAGAACTTCTGGAATTTTATCAGAAAGAGCATCACACGCCGCTGATATCTGATTCTGAGTCAATGCTTTCATCTATTTCAAATCCTTCTTCTCTCGCTTTTGCGCTATTATGTATTTCATTTCTGGTAAGACCCTCTTCTAGTCTCCCAATACTTCCAAACATTTTCATGCTTATATAATCACCATCATCTAATCCCTGCCCATGCCTAGCAACAACAGGTACTAGTTTTCTATTACCATTTTGCTGATTGTCTTCAGCTTTTTCTTCCTCTGACTTTAACTTAAAAATAGTAAAACTTGTACATAGCCATATAAGCCTATCAGATCCAGAAACAACATCTGTTGATTCTTTTGTTATGCCGTCCCTATTCAACTGAACAAAACTTAGGCAGGGAACATCATACTTAACCATGAAGTTATGAAGTTTAGTAATTTGAAAACCCAATACCTGATATTCCTGCATTGAGGCGCTGATGCCATCTGAACTCATTAGCTTTAAGTAATCATAGATTATCACACAATCATTCGTTCTACCTTCTTCGTCAAATCCAACATGTTGGTATATCCATTTTCTCATAATAGATAATATGTTTTCAAAAGACTGCCCTGCTATACTAATATAGTGATATGGTATGTCTTTTAATTTTTCAGAAGCCTGACGAACTTTTTCTTTATCTATCTCAGTTTCAGAAAATTTACCGGTAGATATCTTATTGATATCAACACCACTGATACTCGCCAATATTCTATTTAGATGGTCGTCTTTGCTCATCTCCGTATCTAAAACAAGAACAGGAACGTTTTGGCTAGATATATTGAGAGCAACGGCATCAGCGAACATTGATTTACCCACCTTTGGTCGAGCAGCTATTAGATCAACACATTTTCTTCTTAGACCACCGCCAATAGCGGCATCGTATCTAGAAAATCCAGTAGGTATACCAACAAAATCTGAAACATTATCGCAAAGATAGTCTAGATAATCATCTATATCATCGCCAATAATCTCTGTCTTGTTGTTTGATGTTTGATATATGTCTGACGTGGCATCCAAAATAGGAGATTCAACCATAGATATCAAATCTACAATTTCTTCTTCTCCCGTTATGGAAGATACATTTTTTTGACAAGATGATAATGTCTTATGTAGATCCCTAGCCAGTTTTAGTTTAGCTACTTTTGCCGCATGTGACTGCGCATTTTCTTTATGTACAGGAAAATTAAAAAGAGATCTTATAAATCCTATCTCTTCTTTTGTTGACAGAACGTCGGCAACACCCAAGGAATTTGCTGATGATAAGATAGAGGCTAACTCAACCTTATTGTTTTCTGAAATTGTTTTATGTATACAGCTAAACAACAACTGATTCATTTCATCTGTGAAATGATCAGAATCTATAAAGTCTACATCCAGATAACAGTCAAGCCCATACTGACAAAGAGCCGCAAGCACGGCCCTTTCTGAAGCTAGGTCTTGAAGTTTTTCAAGCTTCATTACCTTGCTCCGATACACCTGTCGCAAACAAACCAGTCTCTAGCGTGGCTTGGATGAACAAAGAATTGCTTGTTGCATTTTACGCAATTCTGTTCAATCTTTTTTACGGGCGGCCTGCTTCTTTCTGCTAGTTCAACTTGAGGTGTTTCAAACTCTTCGCCAACAGATTCTGTCTTATCGTCTACAAAAAGGTTTTCTCTTTTTGATGTTGAGACGGGTTTTCTAGAAATTTTTGAATCATCTTTTTTTATCGAAGAAGTGAAGTCAGAAATATCCCTAGTGCTTTGTCTAGGTTGATCTTTTTTCTCTGCTGGTGGGGTGTCGTCCACTGACGGAGTATCACCTGCTGAAAGAGCTTTAATTAGTTCTTTTTTTTGCTCTTCTGACAAAGAGTTTATAAAATTTTCTAACATTTTTACCTCGTTCTTGATAGATTGTTCAAAATATCTGCCATCTTTTGTATTCTAGCAGATTTGCCTTCAATTATTGACAGTCGTGACTCAGCGTGTTTTTTTATCTTTAATATGTCTGAAGCAAGTGGGTTTTCTTTAACGGCTGAATAATATTTCTGCTCCCACTTTGTGTAGGTGCTTCCATAATTGTCTAGCGACTTTGATATTATATACCAAATACTTGATTCTGCCCACTCTAAAACTATTTTTTCTTTAGCTTTTACAGATTCTACATAATCAGCATAGGCATATAATTCATAAGCGTGAGACAAGCATTCTTTTGCAGATAAATGATTTAGATCTGATGAATTCATATTTAATATAACTTCTACTTCATCATTTCTTTCTAGTTTAATAAGACCCTTGCAGGAAATCCAGTCGTTTATAGCATCAAGAAATTCTTCTAATTTTTTCTCGCCAGTCATCAACATCCTCATTATAATTTAATTCTAATAATTCTATTTCATTAGATTCACACCATCGCTTTTTATCTGAATCTCTAGCTTTTGCTTTGTAAAACTCTAGCTTGTTTTTGAAAAAAAACTTGTTAAAGTTATAGTGTTGCTCTCCATGAACCTCTATGAGTATTCTTCTTGAGGGCAAGAACATATCTGCCCTTAAATTTCTTGAACCAAATTGGTCTTTACTCCCCGGCAGCACAACCTCTTCCAGTATGATATCATATGGATAAAATTCTTCAATAGTACGCTTTGCTTTTTGGTGTAGTTTTGAAGGCGAAACACTTTTTGAAGCAGAGGAGGCAGGATTCCAAAAATAAATTTTATCGTCTAATCCTGTTATCTGTATTTTCATAACATCTCTTTTATAGTTTTTGCTAGCAGATCCAAAGCCTCTGGTGTTTCTTTCAAAAACTTATAGGCTTTTGGCTGACCTTGAAATTGAAAAGCCTTAATGCAGGCTTTGTCATCTTCTGTGTCTAGGTCTGGTCTTAATTTCTTCATTAGTTTTTTGTCTTCAAGCATGTAATTAAACTTAAACCAAGAAGCAGATCTATCAACCAGTGCCAGTTGTTGAGCTAGGTGTAGATACTCCTGACATTTGTCAATTCCCTGTCCATATCTTATAAAGCTTTGGCAGTTTCCACCGGGGGAACCCATAGAAGAGCAGATTATTCTCCAGTTTATCTGTTGTCCTATAATGTTTTTATTTTCATCTTCCCAAGGCTTGATGGCTGGAACTTTTTCGCCGCCGCTTCTAACTTCCATTCTGGTATCAGCTTGATACTGAATTTTTCTACCTCCGTCCGCCATTTTAGAAGCACCCATCCCCGAAGTGTTCGATATAGTATGGGTGATCATCACTATCAATCCTTTTTGGTTGGGTAAGACCTGCCCCATCATCTTAGTGAAGTTAGAAAGTATCTTGGGAAGACCGGCCCTTGTAGGGCTAAAATCTCCATCTAATTCTTTTGCAGCAATCAGGGATGATATCGAATCAATAATTAGAACAGCGCCATGATTCTTTGGGTCTGTCATTTCGTTGTAGGCCCACTTCAAGAAATCTTCCGCAGAGATTGGCTTGCCTTGAGGCGACATTACATTCATTTTTTTAGGATCTAGCTCTGGAACCTCAAAGTTCATTTCTTTGAGTCTGCCTTCTGCGTCCACATACAATACATTCCTACCCTCCTTCTGCGCATTAGCGGCTATCTGCATCGCAGTGGTTGTTTTGCCACATTTTGGATCTCCTGACAGCATTACCCAAGAGCCTTCTTTGACGCCGCCTCCTAGCGCTATATCAAGCATTGGCGATACCGATAGAATCTTGCAATCTTTTTTTTGATCTAGAACCTGCTTGCCTGTTAGTATAATATCACCATATTTTTCAGACAGTTCTTTTCGCCAGTCTTTAGTTTTTGCCATCTATTTTCCTTATCTTTGAAAAGATTGATTTTGACTTTCTTGGTTTTTTAGGCTTGTAGTCTTCTTCTGATGCCCGTATTATATTTTTAGGTTTTTCTTTTTGCTTTTCAATATTATCAAAGCATTTAGCAACGCCAGCTTCAACAAAATCTAATATTAAAACAAACTTTTTACTTTTGTGCAGAAAACCTAAAGCATATATATTGAATCCGCTCTTGCTATTTAAATACTTAACCAAGGCTGATTCACTGTACTTCTTAATTATTTTAGAAGCAACCCTAATTTGTATTTCATACTCTTTTTTTTGAGACTTATTCCAGAATTTAAACTCTAGACTACCGGAATTTTCTTTTTCTCTTTTTCTAATGCATACAAGCTCGGCAGCATATTGAGCAGCGCTACACGCCTGCCCCGTTGAGATACTCTTGTAGTTTTTCATTTTGAAGCTTTACTGAATCGTTTTTAAAAATACAATGTTCTAATCCCTGAACAGTTACTTCTCTGGTAGATACTTTTTGCTCAAAATCATTGTAAGGCCAAGTATACTTAGAAACATCAAAAACAGAACAGTCTTTTCTTAAACAGCAAACAGTCATGGTTTGATATGACTGTGAGTGATCTCCAGCCATCGTTTGCTCCTTCGCCATGCCTCTCATTACATAAACACCATCAAGACCATTTTCATCTTCAAAAAAAACATGTCTATCAGCGCCTAACATTAAAAGTTGTATTTTAGTTATATACAAATTTTCAGAACTGCAATGTTTTTTAAGTCTTATCCAAGGGTTTTCAAATCCGGGCCTGTCATAATCTCCGTATACAGTAGTTCCGTCAGACAGATCGGCGGTCCAGCTAATCATGAGATCTGTATTAATAAGATCTCTCATGTACTGATCTCTTTTTGTACAAATCATTTTACGCCTTCTTAATTTTATGTATAACGCCTTTATATCTTCTTGGCGGTTCGTTTGTCTTTTTTCTGTTTGAGTCTGACTCCATAGATGCAGCCTCTGTCATTACTACAACACCCCTGTCTTCATTTCTAGCTAGAAGATTTGAAACAGTTGGATCAACACTCTTGGGTTCATCTTTTACAGCTTCTGGTTTAAATGTTTTAAAATAATTTTTAACCGACTGTAGAGAGCGGTCTAGCTCTTTAGCTAAAGTTTTAGCGCCTTTAAAAATATTTTCATTAATATATTCTTTGTCTTTGTTAGAAAGTGGTCCCTTTTTCATATCAAATCTCCATAGCCATTCGTCTAGATCTAGTAAAGTACAAGGTGTTTTTGCTTTTTAAATATCTAACATATTCGTCAAAGCATTTCTTCTTAACCTTTTTAAAATTTGGTTTGTTTCTTAACTTCGCATTGCCGTCTACAGAATGGGGGTCAATTAGCTCACCTCTAGAAAATCTAACATAATAAGTTTCTGATTTATTGCAAGCCCTCAAGACCGCATAGGCTATAGACTCATCACACGGTTTTCCATTTTTATCTATAAACGTAGTCGCAATTTTATTTGGTTCTGGCAAATCTAAACCAGAAACATCTTCATTTTCCCATCTAGCCATTCATTTTCTCCAACATTTCTTTTAGGTTTTTTATGCAGTCTGCCTCGGTTGCCCCGGAGGTGCATATCTGAGCCTTTCTTGAAACACCATACTTTTTAAGTATTTCATTTCCTATCACCGATGATTCTAGACTTCCGTCTGGATGCATTTTTCTGACATCTATTTTAAGCGTGACAGTAGCGTGGTGAGGAAATTCTGTTCTGTTCATTAGTTTTTCGCCTTGCAATTCAATCTCCTTCTTTTATCCATTTGACTTTTTGTTCAGGTGTCATGGAATTGATTTTTCTTCTTGTCGCCTTCGTCTTGATCGCTTCCTTATCTTGATTTATATTATTGTCCTTATTCTTTTGTTCTAGTTCATACTTACCCATTTTTTCAGTATTTCTATCCATCACCTGTCCTATTGTTGAGGGTTCACCTCTAACAAAAAAAGCAGGAGAGTTGATATAGATCTTTTTTAAGTTTTTTTCGCCGCAAAGCGGACACTCTATCACCGAAGGATCATTCGGCCCTTGTTTTATTTCAGTGTAATATGCGCAAGGCTCGCATTCAAAATCATATAAAGGCATATTTATTCCTTATGAGTCTTCTAAAGCTGAAAGCACCCTTCCTATGATGCCATTTCTTTGTATGTCTTGGTAGTTTAAGGCGCAAACACCTACGCCATCTATATTATAGAGCTTGTCTATAGTTTTTGCAAGGCCACTATGAAATTTTATATCTGTTTGTTTTATGTCTCCGTTTATTAGCACCTTAGAACCTTCTCCCATTCTCGTTATAAACATTTTTATCTGTTCCATGCTGCAATTTTGAGCTTCGTCCAATATCATATAAGAATGATTAAAAGTGCTACCTCTCATAACTTCTAAAGGTAAGTATCTTATCTTATTATTGTTTAAGAAATGTCCGTAATGCGCCTGTCCTAAAAAGAATTTTAAATTTTCTTCCATTGGCATGAGGTATGGGGCTATTTTTTCTGTTAATTCTCCGGGCAAAGATCCTATATCCTTACCAGTACAAACTAGCGGTCTTGTTACTATTATATTTTCTATTTGTTCATAATAAAGTTTTTCAGAGGCCAGCCCGGAAGCTATAAAAGATTTTCCTGAGCCGCTAGGACCAGTACAGAATATTATATCGTTTTCAATAATTGATCTTATATATGATTCTTGATTATCAGTTTTTGCCTCCACCTGTTTAAAGTTTTTGCTGTTTTGTTTTTGTCTTGTTGTTCTTCTGTTTTGCTTTTTTGCCATTGAAACTTTTGGGTTAGTTATTAATATGGTCCATCATTTACAATATCTAATACTATGCCATCAAGAACTTTGATAAACACAGCATCACTATACTGATTTTGATATGTGATTGTTGCTTCAACATTTCCGCCGGATGTATCGCCACCGGTATATTGAATTCCATCAATGTAATTTTTTTTACCAAGATCCCATATAAACCATTCCGTAGCTGGGTTTTCAAGGCCGCTACCGCATATCCTTATTTGTCTATTCGGCTCGCTCCAAGCAGAATAGTAGGGGTTAAATGGTGTTGTGAATACTCTTGCATCTCCAGACGCTCTTGTATATATGTCGTCAACATTTCTTATTTCCTTTAACGCAGATCCGTCATTTGCCCAAGAATCATACGGCATAGATTGTCTAAGCGTACCTGTAAAAGAGCATGTAACCCCAACGGGCAAGTTAACAAAAGTCCATCTGTTTTGTTCATGCTCCTTGCCGTCTACGCCGCCTCTCCATTCCCCCACATCTGTAAGTCTGTCGTAATCTATCGTTACATCTATAGCTATGCTTTGTATACCATTTATGGGTTGTCCTGCCTCCGTTACCATTCCTCCGGCAGCGTCTTTTGCAACAAATAGCTGTTCAACTTCAGCAGGCAGAACACAAGGGTCTTCATGTAGTAGTATGTTGTGGGGCTTTAAAATATCTCCGTCTTGGCCCCTTCTTGGTGTGGTGGGGTCAGTGGGGTCTGTTGGCTTAAATTCTATGGGTAGTTGATAGCTGGAGAGTGTAGAGAAATCAGAGTTATATCTTATTTGTTTTGTTGTTAAGGTTATTGATTCTGTAATCCTGTCTGTAGATATATTATAAGATATTGAAGTTATCAAACAATTTCTATAAGAGACAGATATTACATCATCTTTATCAGCGTCGGTTCCATCAAGGGCGCTGCCAAGCCTACTAAATCTATCAGGGGTATATAGTACTGTTATATCATAGTTTCTTAAACACTTACCATTATTGTCCTCCGCTCCTTTCGACCCAAAGTTTGCGGGATTTAAAAAATGTGTACTCTTGTAAGTATCATTTCCAGAAGTGTACTGAGAAGTACTTATGCTATAAAACAAATTATCATTTTTATTTATTACTCTTTCAAGAGTTATCTCTATATCTTGAGGTTCATAAAAAACTTTTGATCTTTGGAATCTACCAACATCAAGCGGCGAAACAGACGTATTGCTTGAAGAAACCCCAACAGCCTGAACGCCTGTTAAAAAATTATTACCCTCAGATGTGGGATCAAAAGTCTCATCACCCTCAAAATCTCTTTCTTTTACAAATACCGCCTGACAAGCGTAAAATATTCTACTGTTAGGCTGATCAAAAGGAACCGTCATGATTACTGTCCGGTGCTACCGAACCCCCCTTTTTCGCGGTCGGTTTTATTCAGGTCAGACACTTCTAGTAGTTCAAAGTTTTCTACTCTTTGTAATACCAACTGAGCAATTCTGTCACCTTTTTCTACTTTGTAATTATTGTATTGAGAATTGTAAAGTATAACACCAACGTCTCCCCTGTATCCACTGTCAATCACGCCAGCAAAAACATCTATGCCATACTTGTATGCCATACCTGATCGCGGCCAAATCAAGCCGACATATCCTTTAGGTATAGCCATAGATATGCCTGTCTTAATTAGTTTGTGCGTATGCTTCTCTAATATAGCGCCATGAGAAGCATAAAGATCGAAACCCGCATCAGATTTATTTGCCTTGGTTGGCGTGATAGCATTTTCGTTTAGCTTTACAATTTCTAAAGGTGTGCCATTCCAAGGCTTTATGTAGCTAGGAAAGCATGTTTTATCTTGCGATTTCTCTAGTTCTTTTAATCTAGCTAATTGATCTGGGTGAGTACTCATATTTCGCATTTCCCTCCTGCGCAGGCAAGCTCCTGCTCTGGTTGAACATTGTTGGTTTCCTCGATAACATTTGTAAAATCAACATCCGTGTATTCTCTATTCATATCTACCCACTCTTTCCAGTTGTAAACATCTTTCATGCAGTAGGTCAACTTTCTTAAATCTCCTTCAAAATATTTTCCAGCAAATTTCTTACATCTATCAGCCCAAGCCTTCTTTCCGTTACCTTTTATCTTTTCCCCAACCCCAAGCAAACTATCACAAGCTGCCCAAAGATTATCTTCCCACAGCGTAAGGGCTACTTCAATCAACCCGCTAACAAAGAGACACGCATCTCCGTAGTGACCTACTTGTTCGCTTGGTAGGTATACCGTAGTAAAGGGCGCTTGTGGATAATCCTTATCTCCAGAAATAGGAAGCAAAGAAATACCACAGAAATATTTTCGATTCTTATAAATATACTTTTCTACCTCTTCCCATTCGTCTCGTTTTATGTTAATAGTATTACTAACATTATGAACCAGCCAAGGTTGTGTGCATAGGTCTTTATTAGTGCCATTTATTACCCAATTTTGCTGAGTAGACTTTACATAATCTAAAAGCTGTATAGCATCAACCTTATTTTTAGTTTTGCTTCCGTCAGGAACTTCAATGCAAAAGCCAACAACGTCATCGCTATCATTGTTGCTCCAAACGCTTTCTTCACACGCTCTAGGATTTACTTCTTTAAAGTAGTTATATATGGGTTCCATTTTGTTTGCTTGTACGCGCCTGATATAGCGTTTAGCGTGGTGAGGATGAATACCACTAGAAGTTCCAAGGATGCAGCTTGAAGTGCCTTCTGGCTTGATACACGTAGTACGGGCAGCTTGATTGATACCAATCATGTCTGCAATCTTTTTGTTTGTTTTCTTGACAATAGTAGCGCCGCGCTTTTGCGCAGTCGCGTCTAGGCAAATTTCATGCTGTTCCATTATGCCCGTCATACTAACGCCAAGCAACGCTTCCCTTGCAATAATTCTTTCTGATGCTTTCCCAAGATATTCAAACTCTGCGAACCCAGCTTGTAGTGTGCCAATAATTGTTGCGGCACGACACGCATCAAAGAAATCTTGTTCTGTTTTAATTTTAGAACAATTAATGGTTGATAGATTACAAGCCTGCCATCCTGACTCTTTTGTTTTTTCACAGACGGGCCACATACCAATTTCAACACAAGGGTTTACAAGGAGTTCCGTGCTGTCTGACCAAACAAATCCCGGTTCGCCAAACTCCTTAACGGACTTCATGAGTTCTGCAAATTGCTCTTTGCTTGTCTCGTCACGCAGAAGTAGGGCAGAGTTATTAGATCGTCCACGCTGGGGATTATCTATAAACCATGTGCCTGTTTTTGCCTTTGCCATTTCTTCGTCGTCTGGGCTAAAAACACAAATGGTAGCACTGCGACGAACCCCGCCAGAAATAACAGCGTCAGCGGTGTGCATAACAATATCGTAAGCTTGGATGGGTTTGAGTTTCTTTTGTCCATCTTTCAATGCCTTGTCTAAAATTTTCCTGATATTAGTTAGAGCTTTTTTAAGCGGCTCTGGTCCGGGCGCTTTACCTCCGCTAGATTTAAGGTATGCCCCAGCCGGTCTGATTTGACTGTAATCAAAGTTTACATTCTTGCCAGAATATTCTACAAACAACTCTTCCCCAAGGAACTGATCAAAATAACTTGATACGAGGACTCCGACAGCATCGCTCCATCCTTCAATCGTGTCAGGTATGACATACTTTTTACTTCCTTCTTTTTTAGGTAAAAGTTCTGGCAGGTTATCTATGTGGTGCTTTTGTACACTAAATCCTGTGCCGCACCCGCAAAGAAGTAGATACATACACTCTTGAAAGAATCTAGTTCTATCGCAAAATGAGACAATACAATTATACATACGGGCATTGTGTTTAAAGATTGGTGAGCCGCCAAACTGTAGAGCGCGTTGGCTTCCAAGAACTTTTTTCTTGCGCATTTG